TGTTGAACCTGTGGTATTGAAAGGGCTGGAGCTTGTTGAACCATTGTCTGAGGTGGTGTTTGATTCATTGGTTGAGGTGGCGGATTTTGTGGAACTTGTATTCCCGCCTGATTTGGCATAGCCATAGGCATCCCTATCATGGAAAACACCTCTTGAATTACATTAGCTCCTTGCATTATCATAGCAAGTCCTTCTTTTAATAAATCTTGGGGATTTGCCATTTGACCTTGTTGTTGTTGTTGTTGAGGTTGCTGGGTATTTACTTGAACGTTACCTGCTTGCTGAATGTTTTGTCCTGATTGTTGCTGAGCTGGATTTTCACCTTCTGCAATTTTCATTAAGCTGACTCTTAGTATTTCATCAAACATTTAATTTTTCTCCTATTTTTTTTGTTCCTCTATATGCTGCATATACTGGCAATCCAGTTAAACCCCAATATACATCATTAAAAGAATAATCATATTTTTTATTATTTATTATATCATGAACTCCGTAAAGAGATAAACCTGTTAATCCGGTTCCAACTATTGGAGCTAAATATTTTGAATTACTTAAACCTGGAACTTTTCCGGTTGCCCAATTTTTCAAGTCTCCCATTCTGGTGCCTAAAACATCTCTGTCTATATATTCCGAAACTGTTCTTTCTTTTTTTGCAGTCTCTTTTAGACCTTGATATAATTCATCGGCGACTTCTTTTAATTTAGAAGCTTTTTTTCTAAAATAATATTATTTATCACTAGTCTTTAAACCTCTTTTCCATTTCATCAAGCATTTTTACCACCTGAGGATCAAGTGGATAGTCATATGATGATATTATTGTTCTTATTGGGGGAGTTTTGTCTCCGTGCCCATAAGCATTAAGTCTAAGATAAAGATTTTTGTAACTTTTTATCTTAAGCACTGTTGACCAACTTACATATCTCTCCATCTGAAGTTGAACCGAAGCCATCATTAATTTGCCTTTATCTTTTATTTGTTTTGCTCCATTGACTGCCGGAAAAGTAAATTTATAGATATTGAAAATTTCTCTAAGTAAATCCATGTTCTCTATAATAGCCATTTGAATCATACAGGCTAAAATATTACATTCATTCTTTTTTGGGGATATTACGCTTATTGAAATAGGTAATTGAAGTGCTGCTGAATTTTTACCCTTTATTGTATCAGGGGAAATAAAATCAGAAGCTTTAGCATTTATATTCGCCATAAAAGATTGTGAAGCTGCTGATTGCCCTACGTCCACTACAATTCTTGGTGTTTGACCTATTTTCTCATCTATATCGTTGAAGCTATTTGTTACAATAATACTATTGTCATGGGTTGCATCATTCTCATTTGCCATATAATAATCTTCATCGTAATTGTTAAATAATTCTTTTATAAATTCCGTCATAATCCACTCAGCGTGAGTTATAGTTATATATGACGGAAATTTTAGATTAGGTCTTTCCGCTGGTATAGTATCGTTAACCTCGGAGTGTTCCCTTGAATTAAATACCTGCTGAGCTCCAGTTATTATTTTTTCCAGCTCACTTTGAGGTAATGAAAATATTGTATCAAGAGCGTTTTTAACATCATCCCTACTTGGATTAGTAGCCATAGTAACCACCATAACCGTAAGGATTTCCGTATCCTCCTGCATTATATCCATAGTTTAAATTATTGTATTGTGATTGTAGAAAGTTATATCCAGAACCGGCTGCTCCAGTTAATTGATTAACCAATCCCGGACCAAATGCCATTGTTCCCATACCGGCCAAATAAGGTGAGAGTTTTGGGTTTAGCTTCACAAATTTATGTAATTTTTCTGCTCCGCTTTCCAGAAAGTCCTTATGATGAGCGGCTCGGATTCCGTCTTCTATGGCTTGAGAAAGTGTATTTAATTCACTTGCTTCTTTTATATTTGATTCCATTCTATTGTTTGCCTTTATAGATTTAACAGCTTGAGGTGTAGCTATAACAATTTGAGGTCTATTAGGGTTCCCTGTTACCTGTCTTATGTTGTCGGTCAGTATATTTGAAGCTATTCCGCCTACAACACCTAGTGCGGTGCCTGCCCCTAATTCAAGAGCTCTTTGTGTGTTATCCCTTCTTCTTAATTGAGAAAAACCTTGCCATATTTTTTCTCTTACATCCAAAGGAATTGAGTCACCAAGGAGCTCCATTAACTCTGCTTCACTTTTAATTTTAGGTAAAACGGAAGCCTTTTTTTCAGACAATTCTGTATCCTCTATTGATTTATATCCATCCGGAATATAATCATTTACCTGTGATGCAACCTTTCTCATGATGTATTCTTGCTCTATATTCATATTCGCTCCTTTCATTGTTTTGTTAAATGTTTTAAGACCTGAAGATATTTGATTTCCTAAATCTGGTTTTCCAAACAAATGAGCTAAACCAGCAGCTCCGGCTGCAACGGTTGGAAGTACACCTGCATTGTTAACTGCATACCTGGCTATTCCACCAACTCCTTTCGCTAACGCCCCTGCTCCTAATATTCCAGCCCCCGCCGCTAAACCTTTTAACCCATGTTTACCTATAGCCCCAACTGCCTTATCAAACACTCCGCCATGCTGGAATGCGCTGGTTGCACCTCTTGCCAGGGCTCCTTTTACGCCTGTCAAGTTCTCTAGGTTTTTCATGTTTACAGGTCCAGCTCCGCCTTGAGCTGCAAATCCTGTACCTAAAAATTTATTTGATAGTGATTGTAGACTTTGCTTCAATGCACCACCAGTTCCTTCAACCCCTGATTGCCATCCTTTTTGAATTTTGTCTAAATTGAAAGCTTCATTAAAGCCTTTTTCCGGCGGGACATTGTTTTTAGGTGGAACAGAAGATCCGGCCTGAGAATTTCCTTTTGGCTGTTGAGAACCTGATTCTGGTGGGATATTATTTTTAGCAGGCTCAGTTGAACTCGATTGACTTTGATTTTGTTTAACCCTATTGTATCGTTCTTCAATTTTTTTTCTCATTTCCGGTGAATTATTTGGATCATTCAATTGAGCTTCATATCTGCTCTTTTCAGTTGTTCCACTTGGTAGTCCTTCTGACATTAGTTTATCAAATTTTTGCTTTTTTTCTTCGGCGGAAAGTATTTTTTTTTGTTCGGCTTTATTTTTTTCTGACGGTGAGCTGTTTTTAGATGAATTATAAGCCTTTGACTGAGTATTATGTTGAGGCTGTTGATATCGAACTATTCCCGTTTCAGGAGGTGTTCCGCCTGTATTGTAAGGCTTTCCTTTTGTTTGAAAATTAGGGTCTTGTTTTTTTGGGGGATTAAAGTTATTACCAGAAGAAGTTGATTGATTTATGTTTGGAGAACCTGATGTAAGTTGCCTTATTTGTTTTTGAGTTGAACCTATTGTTGTGCCGTAAGAGTTCCCAACCGGAACAGCTTGAGTTGTATTTATACTATTTGTAGAAAGGTTTTTTATATTAGATGCAACTTGAGTTTGATTGTTATAAGGGACAACTGACTGAGCTGTATTTTGATTCCCCGAAGATGCAACTTGAGTTTGATTGTTATAAGGGACAACTGACTGAGCTGTATTTTGATTCCCCGAAGATGCAACTTGAGTTTGATTAATGATTGAATTACCAGTTGATGGGATTAATTCTCTTTTATCAGTAGATCTTTGCATGTTAGAGTAAAATGTGGGGCCTATATTAACCTCAGCATCAGGTTTTGCGCCTAGTCTGATTGCATTGCTTGGTGATACAACCTGCGTTTGATTGTTATAAGGGACAACTGACTGAGTGGTGTAAGGGCTTCCAACCGGTACCGATTGGGTTGTATTTGTATAAGATTTACCAACGGGGACAGCTTGAGTCGTATTTGTATAAGGTTTTCCAACCGGCATTGCTCCACCAGGATCTAAAAGAGGATTTTGAGTTTTTATGTCCCCAAATTCTTCTTTCCATTTATTTTTTTTTCTGATTTCAGCTGTTTTATTTACAATTAATTCTTTTAACATTTACATTCTTCCTAGTAATAAAATAATTATTTTCTTATTAATCTTTTTTCCATTTTAACAAGTTCTTCATAATATTTCTTGCCTTTAAATTCCTCAAGGTGGTCCATTGCAATTTCCTTGGCTTTTTTCTTATCATTAGTGTGTTCCATTTCTATTTTAACGCCTTTTTTTAACTCCTTTTCATTAAAATCCTTAGGAGTTTTATGATCAGCCTTTCCTCCGGGAATTTGGTCTTCCCGCATCTCTGCTTTTTTTGTTTTTATTATATTATTTAATATGTTGTTTAATTTTGACATTAAAATCTTCCTCCTTCGGAAAATCCAAAATTTCCTGAAACGTAACTTGGTATCGGATCATATGAGTGTAAATTTGTCCCTTTCATTATACCTATATTATCCAAAAGTTGATTCTTAACAAATCTAAATCCCATATTACTTAACCAATCGTTTTTATGAAGAGCGGCTCTTTCTGTTCCTAACATAAAAGGTTGAAGTTGTAATGGTTTCTTGTGAACTTTTAATTCTTTTATCTGATGGGATAAAAGATCATTGGCTAAGTCTGGTGTTATAATCGTCCCTTGCGGGATATTCAAGCGACCACGATTTATAGCTTCACTATTTCTAAAACCTATTAAGTCTTCATTTACCTGTTTCAATTCATGGGTTTCTTTTGTTAGATCTTGACTTTGATTCCATCTTACTATATCTCCAATATTATGGTCAATATGATCTCCAGGATCTATAACTCTTCCAAGATTCATTGTGGCTCGTACAACTGTTTCCAACACCTTTGGATGAACCTGTATTCCGTTACTTTCATATACATCTCTTAATGTATTTACCATTGATTTTCTGCCTTCCATCATTCCTTTTAGTTCAATGATTTTTGCTGGATTCGGAATTCCATCTGTTAACATGTCTCCCTTATGAACGGTGTCACCTTCATTTACTTTAATTTCATGAGATGGTAATGCATAATGAGGAATATTGTTTATAAATATATTTTTCCCTCCATCTGGGGAATGTGTTATCTTATCAATTTTACCATTTTCTAAAGATAAAACAGCACCTCCGGGAAAATTTTCAGGAACATGCATAACTTGCTTTGCCGTTCCGAAAGCTGATTTTTTATTTACTATACCGCCAGAGTGCTTAGATGATAATGCCATCTGAGTTAGCGGTTCCTCTATTGATTGAGCGGATCTTGTTCCTATCGTATCTCCAATAGGTGAAACCGTTCCATCTTCAAGTAAACCAAGGCACATTGCACATACCCCTTCTTTTGCTTGACAATGAAGAGGGGTTCTTACAGAAACTTCAGTAACTCCTTCTTTCTTAAGATGATCCTGAACCGATGGTGTTATTACTTGATTTCTTTTGAAATTTCCAGCATCATTGCATAGCATTCTATCAAGAATATCCATACTCATTACTGGATATATTTCACCTTGATGAGTTCCACAGTCATGCTGACTTGTGATCATGTCATTCGTTAAAGTATTTATTTCTTTAGCAAATGCACCAGGTTCTTGAACCGCAATGAAAGATCCTACCACACCTTTTCTTGCTCCCGCTGCCGCAACAAAATAATCAACAGGAGATAATCCATCAGATAAATTCCCACGAACAAAATGAGGCATTACCTTGTTTTTTACATTAACTTGATTTCCGACAGCATAATGCATTTGTTTAATGTTATTAAGATTACCTTTAGCTCCGGATACAACCCATTTATGAAAGTCATTTGGATTTTTCAATTCTTCTTTTACCTTAGATTCTATTTCAAAATCTATCTTGGCGTGAATGTCGGTCATAGCCTTTTCTCTTTCTACATCAGACTTTATTTTAATAGCAGATAATATTTCCTTATCATACTTCTTATAAATAGGTTCTATGTCTTTCGGTTTAAAATCTTTAATGGAAAAACTCGAACCCAATAGAAAAGAGTGATTGTCTCCTATTTTTTTTAATTCCTGAATTATTCTTGGATAATCATGAGGTTGCTCTTGTCCTATTTTCTGAAGAGTTGATTTCAGATTTTTTTTGTCCATTTGCCGGTTGTAATCCCGCATGTTTTCCGGTAAAACTTCATTTATTAAAATATTTCCTAATGTTGTTTTCATTTTTCCATTCTCTTTAAACTATTGTTCTTTTGGGGGAGCGAGTTCCAGCAATCTACCGCTTATAACTCCTTTAAAAAAACCAGAACCACCAGCTTCTCCATTTAATGGCTCAAATAACTCCATTCCGTTTTCATTCATTTGGATTAATATAATACAGCCTGGTGTATCATCTAAAGATTGTAATGATTCAAGTATTGGGGGAATCCAATCTTTAAATTTACGCTCAATTTTTATTTTTCTTAACGCTTCAATTTGGACGGAAAGGTTCTCTTCAATGTTTTCGATTTGCTCGTCTGTAAGCGTAGAAAGGTCAAATGCTGCGCTATTTTTATGTTGAGATTGATAGTCTTCACTTCTGTTAATATTTTGTTGAAAATCTGAGTCTTGATAACTACTTGATTGATTTTCCGTATTTGCATAATAATTTTTATCAGAAAAATATTGCTCCTGATGAGGTAACGGTATAGAGTTATTAACCTTTTCTTGTTTTAAAGGTCTTATTGATGGGCCTTTATTTCCAAACCCAATGTTTTGCCCGAAAATATTTTGCACGGCTTTCTCCTTTTAGAAATCCTGAAATGTGGATACATTTATTTTAACATTTGTTGTAAAATAAAGAAAGATTTTAACTTCCTTGACTATGAAAAAAAAAGAAATATAAAAAGTTATCTTTAATTATTTGACTTTGTTAAAAAAAAATCTTTTAATTATAATAGGTATATTTTTTTTAGGAGTTAAAAGATGGGATTATCTGCTATTAACAAAATTAAAGATGGGAATTTCAATTCAGTGATCTCTAAAAGAGCTGTTGAGAACCTGAAGGAAGTCACAATGAATACCGTGATGAGTTTAACTGAAACTTCACAAGTTCGCCTATCAAAAGAATTACAGCAAATAATAGCCCCTTATAAAGATAGGTATAAAATACAATAATTACAGCAGAGGTGTTTCATGTTAGAGGAAGAAAAAGGCCACTTAAGTCAAAAGGATGTTGATGCAATAGGTAAAAGCTTAGACACTGTTTTAAAAATATTAGATAGCGTTCATACTTCTATTGAAAAAAGAGTTCTTTCGCTTGAGTCGTCTTTAATTAAAATAAAAGATTGGCAAAATGATGTTAAAGCGAATTTAAAGAGTCTTATGTCATCTAATACTAAAGATTTAATTTCATCAGAGTTTAACAGTAGATTAATGGAAATTGATGCGAAAATGTTAGATCTTGTTAAATCAACTGAATATATTATTAATGAATTTAATAGCTCTCCTCTTGATAAAATAGAAGTAGAACTTGAGCACTGTAAAAAGAAATTAGAGCAAATGGATAAATTTCAGTATTCCATAAGTAATCATTTAACCCCTGCTGAATTCAGGAGACTTAAGGAAATAATAATTGCCATGGATATTAATGATGCTGAAAGAAAAAATCTTGAAAGGTCAAATAAAAGAAAAACACAATTAATAACCGCATTGATAGGTTTTGCAACAGGTATATGCGGAACAGCTATTTCAGTTTTTTTGAAATTTTATTTAGAACATTGAATAAGCTAAAAAAAAGACCGGGCATGAACCGGTCTGAAAACGCTAGTTATTGGGATTTAAATCTGCAATAGAAAAAGGTTTTACCTTTTCTGTTCTAACTGGAGTTATTCCATTTTTAGGCTTCTCAGATAAAAGACCTTTTTCAGAATATTTTTTTAAATAGCTTAAATCTTCGGATAAAGTTTTTTCATCTTCATCAATTCTAGCATTTTTTATCATTTTATTCCCCTTCTGCTTTTAATAAGCACGCCTCATTAGCTGGGACATATGTGAACCCATAAGTAAGTTCAAATATATCTTCTAGGAATATTTTATCATATTCTACCACATTGAGGATGTTTTCCTCAACTGAGAAATATAATTTTCTTGGAGATACCGGCATGTCCAACACCTCACCTACATTCTGCGGTGAAAGGCTAAGATCATCAACGAAGTACAATTCAAACATTTTTTCAGAAACATTTTCTAATATTTCATTTAAAGCAATATCGTGAGATATTTCTTTTACTTCTTTTATCTCATCAAAGTTGCTTTTTATTGATTCCATTTCCGAAGAAAATTTGAATTCCTCTTTATTGTCTTTTTCAGTGAAAAGGAATATGTTATTCAAATTCGGTCTGTCCGGAAAATTGTATGCAAACAGCATACAATTTTCTTTATTTTGATCTTGAACTGTTTTAAGTTCAAAATTCATTAAATTCGATTTAAAGTTATCATGAGTATTTTCATACTCATTCAGGAATTTTTCTTTATCATGCGATAATTTTATTATCGCTTTATTTAATGGGATGTCTAATCTTTTACACACCTCTTTAAACTCTGGAAATGCAGCCTCGCATTTTCGAATCATTAAGCTCCTGAGTTGTTTTTTAAACTCAGGATTTCTCCAGTGATATAAAGTGATATCATTCATGTTACTGAAAGATACCTGAAGTAAATCAGAAAAAACCATCTCAGGTAATCTTTCTTCATCCACCTTCAGAAAATCTTTGAAGAATTTCCCACCCAAGCTAGGGTAGAAAATAGTTGTTGTTTTTCCGGGTACCCTTACCCGAATTAGTTCTTCCTTGGAAGGGAGTTCAAAGACTTCCTTTATATCGAATCCTGGTAAGAACCTGGAATATTTACTCCAGAATTCTTTGAAATTTGCGATTATATCATTTTTTTTAATTTGTTCTTTTATCATTGTTTGCATTTTTATTCTCCTTTTTTATATAATTAAAAAGCCCCTTATCGGGGCTTGAATCTTCTTTTTTTATATTTTTTGTTTATTTTTTTTTGTGCCTAACTTTTTCTTTCAGGCACGCTGTAATTGTAGTTAATGTTTTTTTTCCACCCTCCGATTTGAGAGTGGATGATTTTTCCTAAAGTTACCATCTCCTGATGGCAAATTCCTCTAGGCTTTCTACTTTCAATGTCGTTTGAAAGTAGGCAAAAAGTAAACGGAATATAAGTCTGGTCACAGCTCAATGACCTGATTACTCCGCTTTTACTTTCCGGAGTTTCCCGCTCCTGATTTATTCTAATTACTTCCTGGAGCATTTTTATCCTCCATAAAGTAATCATTTAATTCTTGTTTTACTTTTTTACCGGCTTCTTTCCCAATCTTTAAGATTGGGTCTTTAAATTTATAACTTGTCATTCCAGCAAGGAATGACAAAATGATTTTTCCCAACAAATTCTACCTCCTTTTAATTAAAATTTTTTTGCTTTTAAAAGCAGTTCTAGTAATTTTATAGCTGCTCTTGATACCTTTAGAATTATTCTCACCTCCTTTCATTACCAAAAATAATACAAATATCTAAAAATAAATTCTAAATACTTATCACATAAAATAACTTGAAATTAACCAACTATTAAATATTGTAAGCGACTCTTTTTTTATGATAAAATGATAGCTATGGGATTACGTAGTCAAAAGAATAATTTTTTTGGAAAATATTTATCGCCGGAAAGAAAATATCCGACTGATAATGTTGATCTGTTGGGAAAATTTCCCACTAGGGAAAAGGCTCGTATTAGTGCGAATATAACTCCGATAGATTATGACTCTGCTTTTTCTCAAGATATTCATGGTATGTCTGATTTGGGTGATGATAGGGTTAGGTCTACAGCAATGAGGTTATTTTCAAATGTTTCAGATTTAAGCGTTCTTAATACTGGCATGAATTCAAATACTATACAAAAATATGCAGATGATTCTGTTACGCCTGGAATGTTAGTAGGTGGAGCGGCTGGAGTCGCAAGTGGAGCGGGAATAGCTGCTATAGGTTCCGAGCTTGCAGCTCGTCATTTATCTAAGAAAATAACTGAGGGTGCAAGTAAGGCTGGATTTTCAGGTTATGAAAAATGGGCCCCTTTGACAAAAAAAGTAACATCAAAAGCTTTAATGAAAGCCCCTATTTCATTATTTACTGATCCTTCAGTATTTACAAAGCACCCGGATAAGTTATCGCTTTTTCAAAAAGCTTTTAAAAAGATTCCAGTTTCCGCTATTCCTATTGGAATAATGGGAGGTGTTGGAGCGGTTGCCGGTGGATTAGCTTCAAAGATTACTAACAGAGGAAATCAGCAGGTTTACCAAGATCCTTATTCTATGTACAAATATGGCTCAGAAGAACATGCTTTTATTTCTGATACAAATGTTCAGCCTTTGCCTGGTCATACAGTTCCTGATGATATAGAAGATGCTGTTCAAATGGAACATCCTGCTTTAAAATATCTCCCATTGGTTTCTGGTTTGTCTGGGATAATTGCCGGTGGAGTTATAAAGAAAGGGATAAGAAAAATGTCTCCAACTTTAAATGATGCAATGTTGCATGGCTTTTTAGGCGCTGCCGGAGGTTCTATAGCTAAAAGAGAGCTAGAGAGAAAGTATTCCCATCCTTATATGGAAAAATTTGTAGAAACAGTTGACTCTAAATATTTAAAAAAAGAATCAAGTGATACTCCTGTTACTCAAGAATATATTTCAGAAACGGGTGTTCCTATTCTTGAAAAGAAAAATTTTCCCAAAAATATAGAATCGGCTGTTACATTTAAACATCAGTACGTTGACGTTGTTCCTACACTGGCTACTGCCGCTGGAATGGTTTTGGGACACAAAATAAAAGGAGGGGTACCTGGAGTTGTTGGTGGAGCTGCTGTAGGAAGTCTTATTGGGACAGCGGGACGGATGATGCTTGTTGATCATTATTCAGATCCTTACAGAGAAGCTTTTATAAAAGAGGTAAAAAATAAATATGGCCTCTCTTGATTCTAAAATAAAAACTGCAAATATTCTAGGTAAAGTTGTTGGTAAAGCTGATAAGTTAGTTAACCAAGGATTTATTCCTGATGTTGTTAATTATTATGGATTAACACGGGATATAGGTGGCATGGCTTTTAAGCATATTAAAAAAAATAATACTTTTGGTTTGGGTCAAGCTGTTACCGGTATAGAAAATAAATTCACAAACAAAATTAAATCTTTACCTAAGCCTATTCAAAGTGGATTAAAAACATTTGACAAGGCAATGGATTTTGGGTTTAACAAAGTTCAGCTACCTATCGGTATGGCATCATTAGGTTTAAATTTAACCGGATTAGGTGGTAGTAAAGAACAAGATGTGGCAATGGAAGGTTTAGCTGAACAAAAGAGTCTTCAGAAAATTTTCACCCCACCAAAGCAAACAGGTTTCCTAAAAGAGTTAAGAAAAAAAGGTAGTGAAGATAATTTGCCGAGTCCGAGTATTAATGATGATGGATATTGGAATAATAAATTGGATGCATTAATAAGAAGAAGACATGGTTTAGAAGATTTGAATAACTTAAGCTCTGTAAATCTAAGAGATGCTGATATATTTGAAATACCTTATTTAATTGATATTTGTAATTTTCTTAAAGATAAGTTTTTAATTACAACTCCTAAAGATTATAAAATGTTGGTTGATAGGATGTACGGTCAAAATACATTAATTGATGGAGACTTAAGAGATTTAAAAGGGTTTATTAATTATGGATTTAGAGAAATTCGTCCTGGTCAGCCTAAAATAAAATATATAAGAATTGTTTATACCTCACCTGAACATAGGGGTGAAGGTTTGTCTAGGAAAATAATTGAGTCTATTCTTCAACCTGAAGAGCCAGTATGGATGCAGGTTTGTCATGATAATTACCCTATGCTTAAGATGGCTTCTAAAATGGGTTTTACTCATTTTGATACTTGGAATTACAATGGAAATACATCTGAGTTGTGGGGTAGGAATATTGATTACTCTAAAACCAAGACGGCTAATGAAGATTTTAATATTATAGTTTCACCAATGGAATAAAAAAAATGTTTAAGCAGATAGTATCAGATATGATTTCTGAAAAAAAATTCCAAAATTCAACTTCAAATGAAATGAAAAAAATTTTGGACAGTATAACTTTTGATATTCCGGCAGAACTTTCTGTTAATAGTTCATTTTTTGTAAGCGGAAATATTTCTGAGCATAATATCGAAAATATTTCCTTATTATTAGGAACGAATACTTTAATAAAAAGAATAAAAAAAATGCATGACGGGACTTTTCTTGTCATGGTTGATGGAGGTGCTATTAAGCATTACTCATCAGGTTTTTCTCTTATAGGAGATATTCCTTTTAAGTATGTAGTTCCGGGTGGGGCTAATCTCGATGGTTACATTGATCCTAAGGATATTGAAGTTATTACATTTAGTTTATCTGGTATAGTTGGAAGTTATTTATTTGTTGTTCAGGATTTAAATCATGTCATCCAAGTTTATAAATATACAGATGGAGTTTGGTCGTTTGTTGTTACAATTGGAACTTTAGATGTCGCTGGCAATAATGACTCTGATTTAGATGGCCCAATTGCTGTATCCGGAATTTTTAAAACATTAAGTTCAAATGAATCTTTTTTTGAGATATATGTTTCGTGTACCGGAAATGCTGATAATTCTGAGGTGGGTTTCATTAAAAAAATTGTTCTTAAAACAGATAACACTATTGATATTGCTAAAACAAAAATAATTTCATACCCTCGTCAGGTTGTTGATATTAACTCAGTGAATAAAGGATCTTTATTGTTATCTGAAACATCTGATGTAACAAGATTAAAAATATTGCCCGGAGATAAATTATCAGTTATTTTAAATACAAAAAAAGAATTTGGTATATTACAATTAAGCGAAAATGAGTTGCCGGCTACTATTTATATGACTAAAAACAATATTCAAGATAATCAATATGATTCGATTAAGAATCCTCAGAGTTTTGATGTGTCTGGTAATAGGATAATAACTGGTGATGAAAGTGGCCATATTTCAGTTTTATCTGAAGATTTAAAAAATGTATTGATTTATTTTGGCAGAAAAAAAGAAGCAGGTTCAAGTTTTCCTAATGAGTTTGAAAATATAGATGATATATTAATTGATGGCAATTTTGTTTATTTTATCTCTGGAATGAATTTGTATAAGAGTAATATCTTAAGTGTCAATGATTCCACTCTTCTATTCAGAATTCCAGCTAATACTATAAAGAAAGAGTATAGAATTCAAGATTTTTTCGGAAACCAAAATTATCAACTTATATCATTTAGTTATCAGGATGATATTAACTCATTCACTGATTTTAGTGATTGGAGAAATAAAACAATTAACGAGATGGAAGATCTTTACATAAAGGTTATTATAACCAAAGAAGATATTCTGAAATATGATGTTGTTAATCCTAAAATTTGTTTGATATTATCTTTGGAGTGTTCTTAACTTATGAGCTTATTTGATTTTTTTATTAAATTAGCGGACAATCAAGAGGATTTACCAAGAGAAATATCAAAAATTGTTGATGAAAATTTTTGGGAATTAATTTAAAGCAAAGGAAAGGAAAATGTTAGAGGAATTAATTAATTTAGCCATTGTGGATACTTTTAGAAAAGAGGCTACTGAAGAAAGTCAAAAAGCAGCTAAAGAATATTTAAAAAGTCATGATGTTGTGTTGCCTGGTGCTAGTAATGTGAACTCTGCGTCTCAAATAGTTAAAAACTTTACAAATTATGTCACTGAACATAAAACCATCCCTAACCAACCTGTAATAATGTCAGGTTATAAAAGAAGTCTTTTAAATTTTTTGGGTAAGCACATCTAAACTGTATTTGCTGGCATGATATGCTTTAAATAAGTTCTAACGACATTTACTGAGTGTAATGAATCATCTGGATTATCAGGATCGTGGTCGTATTTTACGGTTGGATTTCCATTTTTGTCTTTACCCCATTCAATGTATTCTGCTAAAAAATGTGGTGCAAAATACTTAAATCTATCCCAGCTAAAAAAATGTATCTTTGTTTTCCTGATAGCTTTAAATGTATCCGTCAAGCTTTTTGTTCTATCAATTTTATAGTTTTCTTCAACTTCATCCCATCTTATAACTTCCTTTTGTTTAACGTTATACATAGGATATACCGGAACTTTAAATATTGAGAGCATTTTTTTTAGCTCGAAGTTTCTATCGAATCCGCTACCGGCATCTGGTATTACTACTGATACTCCGAATTTCCTAGCGAGATGAAAGCATCGTTCAACCTGATAATCCGGATCTGGATTTAAAACCATTTCCATGTAAATAACGGTGAATCTTTTTGTTAATGGATTATATCCACATATGCTTACAACTGTAAATGAAACAAATTGAGTTAATCCCCAATCTATTCCCATATATAAATTAAACCCTAAATTTGTTGGTAGATTTTCCTTGATTTCAAATGAATCAATTCCATTATTATTTTTACAGCATTTAACTAAATCCTCTTCGGTTATTAAACCGTAAGCTGAACCGGCAGAGATTCCCATAACTTCATTTAAGAATTGTTCTGTTGGATATTCTGTAAATTTTCGATAAACTTCACGCCATTTCGTTTTATCTTCAACGTGAAGGGGAAGTGCGATTTGTGGAACCCAAAAAGATACTGCATCATTATCTTTATTTGCTATACATTGCATTGTAAGATACGGTTGTCTTACGCTTAGAAAAGCTCCCTTGCATTTTTTACACTTAAGTCCATCTGGTTTTATATTATCAAGACTTGGAATGTTATGATAACTACATTCAGGGCATTTTAGAACTGGGACCATTTGCTTTGAACGTTTTCTATAGTACTCAATGGGGTTATTTAATGTTTTAGCTGTTCCTGCTCTAAATTTCCACCACTCCTTTTGACCGTCTAAAACTATTTCAATTAATCTAAGCTCGTCAATAGTGGCATCTTGTATTTCATCTTCTCTGATCTTCATTGCCTCTATACCTCTTATTTCCTGGCTAATAGCCCTTAAAACAACACGGGAATTTGTTGTGAAGCTCTTTTCAAATACATTTGTAAGGCAACTTGAATCTATATATTCCTGAACTTGAGGTGACTTTTCTATTATAGCCTTCAGCTTCATTGTGGAAAATTCTTTTACTTGATTTAATTCAGGGGCAACGTATAAAGTAGAAAGCCATTCATGTAAAATACAATCAATTATTATATCAACCCCCTCTAGTGTTGATTTACTAATTTGTCTTCCGCCAAAATAAAGAATTTCATGTGAGTCGCAATTCATTACTTCTTTTTGAATAGGGTAATCGGTATAAGAGATTACTTTACCTTTAAGTAAAACCATTGCTTCAGCAAGATCGCTTTTTAGAAGATATTCGATTTCCTTATTTTCATCATCGAATTGATTCAGAGCTGTTAATACTTTTAAAGTATTATTGGCTGGTCCTTTTTCTGCCGGAGTTTGCATAAATGTTCTCCTGTGTAGTATTTATAATACATAAATTATACAATATGGAAAGTTTTTTGTAAATTGTGTTTGTATTGATTCAGGATATTTTCCAAATTGTCAAAGTTTCCTTCCTCTTTTAAGGACTTGGATAATCTATTATTAATAACTGCTCCAATTTCTCCCTTTGAGGTTTCTCTACCAAAGTCTCTTGATATATCAATTCCATATTCCTTACCTTTAGATGAGAGCCTGGCTATTGATTCTCTATCTTTCCTTGTTAAATTTATGAATCCAATTTCTTCCGGTGTTTTACCTTTAAGTATATTTCGATATAGAAATTTTTTAGCATTTCCTTCATATAGGTATCCTGCATCTAAAATTTTTCTATACCGATCCAAGGCTATACTTGCGTTTTTTTTCTTATTATTTAACGTGTGATTATAATCATAAATAGCTTTACCGGCTACTCCTAGTCCAGTAATACCTGCAATATTTTTAAGTAGATGAGTTCTATTTAATCTTGCATTATTTTCATAGGTTTTTAGTGCATGTCTTGCAACTGAATCATCTTCGCTATACCCTGCTCTTCTCCAAGCATCTGCCTCCATTTGATATATTGAATCTTTTTTAGGATTATAGATTGATTTAACATAACCCTTAGCTCTATTCTTTAAACTTAAATAGGATTCAATATCTCCTTTTTGATATTGATCAAAGTGACCTAATTCATGTTCAAGAATTTGACCCCCTGTTTCTATATGTTTTTCAGGAACAAAAACAAATGGTTTAACATAATCTTGTTCTGTTGGGTGTTTCCATCCTGGAATTTTCCTTGTAGCCACAAACATTCCATCTGATTGCGAAGCTACATCAGCCAGTGTTGATGCCGTTGGTTTTCTAAATGCTTCAGTTGTATTTTTCCACAGATCTTTTAATTGGACTTTTTCCGGAGCAATATAATCTTGATAGGTGTTAAGGTATTTTTGTTTATCAGTTGCATTTCTAATAACGCTAACACCTTCTGGTATTTTTACAGATTTAATTGGTTTTGGATTCTTTTTAATTTCTTTAAACATGGTTTCTATATTTTTCAGCGAATCTTCATGCTTAAGAGCTGAATTTATTTCATGTAAATATTTTCCAGCAGCAATTAATGATACACCTCCAATAATTTTAGGGACAATGCTTTCATTTTCTTTGTTTTTTATTTCAGCTTGTTTATTTATTATAAGAGAGTTTAAATTAATCACTTAAATTTCCTTCATTTTAATATCCTGATATTATACTCCATAAACCGCAATCATTTTTAATAGCTTCATTTTGCTCTGAAATATATTTAGGGGCTTTTACTATGTTTTTATCTTGGTGGTATTCAGGTTCGGTTGCTTTTGCGAAGCCTGATAAAACCATATATCTATTAATATCAACCCCTTGATTGTAAACAATGCCATAAGCAATTTCTGAATAACCTATTTTATAATAAAATAACTGGATTAAACGATTTTGTATCATTGTTTCTAAAAATTTGCGACTTACCTCGAAACCATTTTCATTGACTGATGGAGCTTTTATGTGATCTAATTTTACAACGACCTGTATTTTATTAATAGAAACTTTTATAGTGTCACCTGAAATAATTTCTAAAACTTTTACGGTTTGACTTGGTTTACTCATTACTGGTAATACAAATACACCAATGGTAAATAAAATGATTATACCTGATATAGATATGCAGGTTATTTTTTTTATTACTTCGTTCATTTAAATCTCCTTATTTTTCCTGATATCCGGATAAATGAGCTATTGGTTTAACTAAACCGCCTGCTGCTCCTATTACAGCTGCTGTTCCGAGAAATGGGTATAACGGTTTAAGTTTTTCTGCAACTTGGACTACATTATCACCTACTCTATCAACAACTCTTTCGATTCCTTTTATTTTAGTTTCTCTCTGTTCTTTTATTACATCGGAAACAACATCCCCAACATCCTTAATTCCACCCCGTAGTTCATTTGCTATATTTATTGAAGGTTCATTTATTTTACTTTCAAAAGATGCCCCATGTTGAACTCTTGCTTTGTGATATGCAATAGCATCTTCAAGCTCTGCAATTTCTTTTTGTTTACTTAAATCCCTTATTATTTTCTTATGTTTTTTTTCTTTGAAATAATCCATAAATGCTTTTTTTCAATTAAACACTTTTCAATAATATAACTCAACATAAAAACCTCACTTATTTTTCCTTATTATAATATAATCCAGTTCCAATTCCTGTCGCTAAAGCACCTGCTCCTAATGTCATTAAAATTGGACTTCTTTTAGTTAGAAATTTATCTATAATTTTACTTTTATTTTCCTTCAAAGATTTATCAATTACATCAACTGTTTCTGATTTGTTAATAGTAAGCGGTAAGGTTTCATTAAGTTCTACAGCACGCTTCTTAGTTATTAAATCCTTCACTTTAGCAGAGTCCCCTTTTACTTTATTATAGAGCCCAATATATGGCTTTGATATAACCTTAGCACCTTGATAACTCAATAAACCTCCACCACCAAGGTAGGCTACCCCTTTTGCAAAATGTTTTCTACCTTTTGATGTTCCAAGAAATTTACCATATTCAGAAAGAGGAGTTCTCGCTTTTATTATGTCAGCATATGATAGTTCACCAGGTCTGAAATTTTTTATTGGTTGCAATTCAGACTTTGATACACCCTCAAGAGCATCTGATACGTGTTTATCTAGTTGATCATCAGTCATCGTAAATGTTTTTTCACCTAAGGGGTCTATCTCTTTCGGTCTCTTAGTTCTGTATCCTGTTCTAAGATATGCAACATCTTGAGGATCTGGTTCAAATCTTTGATGGAACTCATTGAACGGCATTGCGGTTGCAACGATTTTCATTTCTTCAGGATTCTTTGAGTATAAAAAATTGTATAAGTCATTTACCTTTAGTGGAGTTTTAGCAACTTCTTTGGCTGTGTTCGCAAATGCTTTTATTTTTTTTATTGGATTCTTGAATGAAGTTTGTTCTAGTTGTTTTCGTGCTAATGCAGTAGATTCAATAACGTTTTTAACCTTTTCCATAAAACCTTCAGGGTTTGTCTTTGCCGCATAATATCCAACTGAACCCTTTCCGACTAAACCTGTCCCAACATAACTTCTTTGAACAGCCTGATCGAATAAGTCATATACTGGAACTTTTAAATAAGCATCTCGCTGCTGGGAGATCAATGGGGCTGCTTTTATTGTTGGGTATATCTTATTAGACTCATAAGCTTCTCTCATTAAAGCCCTTGTCGCACCACCTTTTTGCCCGCCTCTTGATGGATCTAACCCGTGTTCTACTATCTTTTTAGCTGATTCATTACTTGTTGCATGATAGGCATCTTGCACTCCAAGCACTCCCATTAAACCTTGTTTTACTACCGCATTACCAGCTTTTAAACCAGCTGAACCTAACATTATAGGCACTGGATTTATAAACTTAGCAATATCCATTAATCCTAATTTCGATCTATTAAACCCTGATATCCTATCACTGGTCTCAGTTATGACTTTAGCTATTTGATCTTGGTTATAGTTCTTGAATTTATCTTTGAGTTTATCTCCAACTTTATCTGCTATTAACTCAGTAGCTTTGCCAACGGCTTTTTGAGTTATGAAATTTTTAGCTAGATTTTCTCCCTGTAGCAATGCCATATTAGTACCTAGATTTGTGGTAGTATGAGAAATATCTGAATCAACTAATTTATTTAAAGATTCAGCTCTAATCTTCCCTGCTTTTAAAACTTCTTCGTAAGGGGAAGTTCTATTTACAGAACCTTTTGCATTTAGAAATAAGGATGAAAATCCAGGTTCTTTTGCTCCATAAATAGCCTTCTCATTGTCAATAAGTCCTTTATATTCCTTTATATTCTTTACAACATTTGAACCCATATAATTATTAACATATTTATTAAATGGATTTTTTTCATTTTTATTATATTTTTGATTGTACAAATCAAGGGTCTTGTTAAATAACAAGGGAGAAAAGTTACCTTGACTAGCAAAAACGGTTGGTAAAAATTGACCTAAATCCGTTTGAGGGCTTTTAATATTAGACATGGTGGATAATAATTCATTAAACATTATTTGTTTTGTACCTCAATATGATCATTTATATCTATTTTACCATCATGATAAGCTTTTTTTGCATCTTCAATGCTTTTAAATTTCATTATCGGTGTATTTTGTTTTGGCGTGCTTATTTGATAAAGCCCCATTACAGCTTCTTGATCTGGCATAAACATTGGATTTTTATTTAATGGATTAAATAGATTATTTGACGGGAGCATCTTCCATGCCTCTTTAACAGCATCGGGAGCCACAGGCATATGGACGTTAAGAGAATCCCAAACAACAATACCGGACTCGGTTACCATTGTATATGCAGGAGGGATGGTTAAATCGTAAGCTTCGGTTATAAAAGGTAGTGGCTTAATATCAGTTATACGCTCCCAAGAAACATCAGGATTTAATACCCAATCTTTCCAACGCAACCAAAATGGGTCTTCATTTATTTCAGATAAATTAAGGGAGATTATTTCCTTACATTTTCCTAGCGTTAAATGACCACATCTTCCGTCTAATTTTTTTATTTGTGCTGCAATTTCAGCGTTTAAATTTCGTTTTAAATATGCTATTTCAAGTTCCTTACCTTCAAAACTTGGTGTCTTTGTTCCTCTTTTGAAAACACGAGGAGCTCCTATTATTTTCCTTAGCTCATTTAATCTTGATACCGTTAATGGGGGGCCATATTTTTCTCTTTCAATATTTGCATTGTCTCTGATTTGTTTTAATTTGTTGGCCTTTTCTGGATGATAAAGCAATATTTCTTTTTTTATTTTTAGAATACTCTCTGTATCAAATATGCAATAATAACAAGGCTCTCCTTTTGGTGTTTGTGAATATTGTAATCCACATATATAACCTAAAGAATTAGATAACGCTATAATCTCATGAGCTAATTGATAAGATGTTGTGCAAATAGAAATATTAGCTTGAGACTTATTCTTTCTTATTCCTGATGAATTAATACTAACAGTACCATCTGTATCCAGTAATCCAGCCAAAAGCCCTTTACGAAAATCAATTGGTGACTCAAGGAAGAATGGTGGTAAATGTTTTTTTTGAGCTCCATGTCCAACCCAATCTTTAATCAATAAAGCGAATTCCCCTGCTGAAAACCAAGTTATTTTATTTGATTTACATTCAAACCCTTCATATACATGATCACAATTAACTGATGATAAGTGAACTACCTCTGATTCTGAAACGATATACTTTTCTATTGTTTTTTTCCACTGCTTGTTTAACTCCTGTGTAATAGAAGCAAAGCAAATAGCTCCTTTATCTTTTGCTACGGATGAGACCCATCCGTCACCGACAATACATCCAATTAAGTGACCAGTAAAATAATTTAATTCCATTCTATCTCTAAATGTATGCTTTCTATTCGTTCTATCTTTAAATTCTAATTTTAGATCATAAATAGAACTCTGGAAAACCGGTGATACCTTACACGGGATTAACATATTTAATTCAGCTTTGGACATTATTATATTTAAATCAGAATCAAGTGTTACAAATGAGTGATCGTTACTAGCCTGAACTGTTCTGTTTTTATGAGTTGAAATCTCATTCATTATTAAGTTTTTATGTATTGAATATTCATCAACCTGTAACCATTTAAACTCTCCTTCATTATTTAAAGTTAAAACCTCAACCCCTTGTGGCACTTTATAAAATTCTTTATTATCTTTGACTATTTTTGTTTCTTCAATTCTTGGAAAATCCCTAAGATTAATTAATCCATTTTGATATAAGATTTTGTTTGTGAATGTCATAATATTTTCCTCAATATAAATGTTTCCATTTGTATTATACTTGTTAATTGATTTAATGTCAACTAATTTAAACCTACAAAACACCGATGATAATACTGTATCCCCGTCATAGTCAGCATTAAATCCACGATTAACTAACGAGGGCATTGTTATTTGTTTTCCGTTAGTTAGCGAAGGTTTAAAAGCCATCATATTAAATTTATGCAGCGTTGGAGCTCTGTTTAATATAACCGGTCTTTCTTTCATTTGTGATTGTAAAATATTCCTAGCAAGTTGTGTTCGGTTTTTAACTTCTTCTGTTGCTTGAGGAAGTGCGTATCCGCTTTTTGATAGCTCTCCAATGATAAATGGGGTGTATAATTCCCAGGCCATTGGCTCAGGAATACCTAATTCATCTATACCTAATTTAGTATCAGGGGTAATTACACTTCGCCCTACCAAATCTTGAACTTTAGAAACTAATTTATTTTGGAAATACCCATACTTTGCATTTGTTCCAACTATCGTCTGAAGAAACCCTTTTGGTTCTCTTGCTGAAAAATCCATTGAATCAGTTGTGCCATCAAGCCCCTGTAGTTTTTTTATTGAATTAAATAAATTCCTATGTGCCTTTTGATAAATGGGATCATTGTGATCTAATGCTTGCATTAATGGACTTTTCATTTGATTATTAAATTCAATAACTTCTTTATATAAATGATTTGCATCTGATACCACCATTTTGCCTTCTGAGTCAGGGTAAATTGGTCTGAAAGCTGGAGGTATTACCGGTAATTTCGTAAAAGTATAAGCTTCATGTGGTAGTAATTTATTTTCAACCAAGGGTTGTAAGTATTTTATTTTTTTTATCATATCGTCTTTTTTTGTTATTGACTTAGTTGTTAATACATTTGTTTTTAATTTATCTAGTTCTGTTTTGGGATTTATTGATTTAAGTAATTCGTGTATTGCCTTTCCCCCTGTTAACTCTTCATTATTTATTGTTACAGTTTTGCTTCCTTCTGATATTTTTTTAAACTCGTCCTGTTTAAGATTAAGCAATGTTCTTATTGGTTTTTCAAACATTGAATTGACAACAGGGACAGCTAAATTTATATGAGTGAAATTCGTCCCTTTAAGTCCACCTGTTTTTGCTGGGTCAAATAATCCATTTGTTTCAGGTCTAAATGGTAGCCCTGTTTTTTCATCTGGTTTAGCAAAAACTGTACTCGCTTTTGTTATTTCGCCATTTGAAATTTTTTCAATATCTTTATCTGTAAATGGAATCAATTTCATTGTGTTACCGTTCTTTTGGAGGTTTATTCCCATACCCTGCATCATTCCAATAAATTTATTAAAAGCAAATGTAGGTTTTGGGGCAGGGAGCGGTTTACCTTGTAATAAGCTTGACCAAAACTCAGGATTGTATTCAGCCTTAAGAGTACCCATTTCTGATAAAAGAGCTCGATTACCTCCCTTATGAGCCAACACTCCATAAAAGTCTAACATTCCAATTGCTTTACTTCCTTCAACCCCACCTCTCATTGGTCTTAAGTCAATATCATATTTACCAGTACTTCTCGCTGAATAAGCAGTTTCAGCTTCTTTAAATAATTTTAAAATATATTGATATCCGTTAAATACGTTTGGAATTTTTTTTCCGGTCTCAGGATCTATATATGTTTCACTTCCTTTTATACCAGCTTTATCCATGGCTTTTTCCATTTCTTCTATATTCTTAACTCCGCTAAAGTTTTGAATATATTGAGAGTTAAGCCCTTTATTTTTTATTATCTTAGCCAATCCTGTTTCAAGAGTTTGACCTACATTCATACGGCTTGGTATCGTTGATGGGTTCATTATTATATCAGGAATTTCTCCATTTTCTTTTTTTGGAGCAAGGTGGTTTGGGATAATTTCTGCTACAACCCCTTTATTACCATATCTACCAGCTAGCTTACTTCCTATGACCATAGGGCTTTCCGCTTTTACAATTACCTTTAAATGATCTCCTGCGCTTACTACTTCGATAACTTCACCAGGATAATCTTTATCCCATGAAATTGAAATATCCTCATAAGGATTAGATATTCGACTCGACATCTTTCCTATCATTAAGACCTCAGGTGACTCACTTTTTTTCCTTAATGCTAAAATCAACGGATCTCCTGGCTCAACTTTTGCTCCCTGTTTAATTATTGAATTTTGTATTTTCATTAATTGCTGAACTGAATATTTGTTTGGATAATATGATCTGAATTTTTCTTTATCTGCAATTATTCCCGGAGATAATGGTAATTCATATATAAATGTATGCAGTGACGTTAGCTTATCTGCTCCTTGCTGAGTTATAACAAATGCATCATCGTTATTTAAACCTTTATATGGCATATAAGCAACGTTTAAGTTTACTCCAAGCGCCATTTTTCCGTTCCTGGAAAAATTTGTATCACCTAGTACGTCACCTTGTTTAACCTTATCACCTGGTTTTACAAGTGGAGTAAAATCAAGAAATGAGTGGTAATTTAATGGGAAGTTATTAGGTACATTGTGATGATGAATGTTTCCGTTTTCATCTCTTATTTCCAATGTGTCTTTATTTATTTTCTCAACAACTCCGTCAACTTTTGACTTTGGTACGTAAGAATTTTCTATTAACTTACTGGCATCTGTTGAAATTAATGGAGTCTCTCTGTCTTTTAATGATAAGGCTTGAGTTAACATTTTAGCTCCCATTGCGCATCTTTGACCTTGATTTGATTCAAGAAAAGGGATATATGCCGTTGTTGGAGTAAAGGCATAATCTGGTTTTACAAAAAAATCAATTTCTTTCTTGGGCACGTAAACAATATTTCCTTTTCTAAATGCAGGAAAAAGTTCTTGACCGTTTTCTTTAATTGTTGATTTTTGATTCAGCATTGAATAGGTTTTATAAAACAATTCAGCTGGAGAAACTTCGACCGGTTGACCTGATTTATTAAAAGCTAATGACTTAAGTGTATTACCCTCCTTCCATGCTGACATCGCTGTTCTTACATCCGCTCCAGCTCTCATATTATCAGGTGTCCTTACAGGGTCTATGAACCCACCAAATGACCAGTGTATATCTCTATTCTCAATCGGTAATGAGTGTACATCTGAAATAGCGCCTTCTCCTATTGAGGTTATTTTGTGACTGCTTTCAAGAAATTCCATTGGGTTGATTTGTTGAGAGTAATTAACCAGTCTACTTTTTGTAAAAAAATCATTTAAAGTTTCTCTCACCTGTCTTGATATTCCGGTATCCATTATTTTATCTGATTTATCTAACTTAAATTTAATCTTGTTTTTTATTTGAGGTGCAAGTTTGGTGAATTTTTCCTTAATGAAATCTTCAGCCGATAATACTGATTTAAAAGCTAAATTATCTCTTTCAGATGGGTTGATTTTACCTTGATGAATTCCTAGTACCTGTTTTGCTCCTTCCAAAATAGAGTCTGATGTGACACTTGAAAATTCTTTTCCTGTTGTCATTTTGGTTATTTCAGGATTCATAGATGTTTTACTTAATCTCTCTTTTATTTCAATTGCCATCTGATTTGGTGTTCTACCTGAAACTTCATTACCTGTCAAAGCTTTATATAAATTGTTTAAATATCTTTCAGAGTCATTCTTATATTTATCAATCTGATACCCGTGAAATTCTTTTCCAAACGCTTCAATTAATTTTGATTCCGGTAAATTATAAACATCTTTAAGGAGTGTGTATAATGGTATATTGGTGTTTTCAATTTTTAACATCATCCTTTCTTTTGCGGGAACATATGTTATTTGCATGTTCTTACCTTTTTCCAGATTAAATCCCGCAACTGGTAATCCATTTTGATCTATTTTTGTGTATATACCCGGTTGTAATCTAAGTTGATTAAAAACATTGTATTCTTTTCCGTTTATTATAAATGAATGTCTATCTGTTACTGTGGGCAATAAACCTAGTTTAAGTTTCTTTTTTTCGTCAATTATTTTCCCTGATTCTTTATCAACTAATCTTACATCTCCATAAAAGTTAACACCCTCGGTTTCTTTGTTTAATAATATCTTTTTTTGCTTAGCGTAATTATCACTTTCAGGAATAGGATCAAATGTTATGTTATTTAATTCTATTGATTTATTTTTTCCGTCTATCTTACTGTAAGTTTGTTCTAAAACTTGTTTCAAGGAATCCTGTATTGCTTTTGTGTACTGATCCGGTTGCCTCATTTGATTTTCCTTTTATTTACATACATTTAAATTTTAACAAAAATTGATTAATTAAAAAATAGTAATTGTGAGTATTTTCTTTTTTTTGGTAAAATTTAATTAACATACTCACCTCACGTTTCATAAAAATAGTGCAAAGAAGGTTGGTTTTTTTGATAGTAAAAAATGTTTGTTTACAACATATTCTATAAATGATAAACTATTAATAGTTCTATTATTGTACACACGAGAGGTATTTATGACAGCTTTAGTTAAAGGAATGACACAAGGAACTCAAGTTCCATTAAGTGATGATTATGAAGACGGAAATACTCTTATCTTTAAAAGAGAGGGCCTTGTTGGGTTTGACATTTTTAATATCGGAAGAAGTTACACCCCTTGGGCTGAGATAGATAAAATCATAGTGAGTAAAGATAAATTGAAGATTCAAAATAGATTTCCGGAAGATATAAATACAGCTTATATAGATCAAGAGACTAATGAGTTGGTTATAAAAAACATTTCCCCAATTGAGCCTACACCTGAAAACAGAAAGCAATACGTTGTTGAGTATGATTTAGATCCTCAGGAAGAAAGGTGTATTCTGTTCTGGAGAGATCAAATGGCAACTCTTGTTTTATACTTAAGGCAATCCAAGTTTTTGGGTACTCTTTCTGATGGGGTGCCTGTTTATGCATTACAAATTCCTAAAGTTGAATTTGAATGTAAATTACCACAAGAAAGAGAGTGGCGAGTTCGAAATGATGTTAACGTGCCCGGCGAGATAACTGTAATCGAAAGACGGGGCTATGGAAATTTTTATGAACTAGGAAATGAGGTTCATAAGAGTCCTATTATAGTAAATAATAAAAGGTTAAAGGTAAGGTACGATGGTCCAAGATATAAAGCCGAGGATGCGTAAAATTGCAGAGCAAATAATAGAAGATCATTTATCTTCTAGCGTTGATCCGGAGGCAAGAGTTCCTTTGTCTTCCTTGATTGCTAAAGCTGCAACAAAGGAAAACTTCAATGATAATAAAATCAAGAACATGGTCGGATTGACAAATGAAGCTTATGTTCTTAAAACTGGTTCTCATAATGTTCCTATTGCTGGATATGACGAAGTTGTTTCTTATTTGGATAAATATAATAAACCAAAAACAAAGGTTGCTAATTATAACTATCCAGAATATAAATCAAGTTCCTCTTTCTGGGAGGGCGTTGACTTAAGTAACTCTTTGCGTAAAAGCGCTAATCTTTCTGGTGAGAATAAAAGTGTTCCTCCAAAGATAAATGTAGCTCCTCTTATGCGCAAGCTGGCTAATGATGATATTTACAGTTTAAAAGATAAAAAAGTAAAAACTGAAATTAAGATGGAGAAGATCTTAAAAGAGGCAAATGATTGTGTGGATGACTTAAAAAGAGTTGGTTATTCCAAATCTGATATTTTAACTTCTTTATCTAAAAAGGCTTCTGCTTTAATTGATTATCTTTATGATAATAATAATGCTAAATCTCATATAGGTATTAAAACAAATTTATATCCAATGGATTCAAAAATTTCCAAACTAGCATCTCTTGAGGGTAATTTTAATCATTTAACTGGTGAGTTTATTTCAATTGTAAATGAATTGGATGAGTTAAATCAGAAGAGACAAAGTTTAAATAATGTTGCGGGGGTTATGATAGATGGGTAGTTTAGATTCTAAGGTTAAATCTGGTAGTATTTTTTCATTTGTAAAACCATTAGGTGAAGCTCTTACTGAATATAGTGAAAAGATAAGGCCGTTTAGTAAGTCTTACCCTTTGCTTGAAGTTGAAGAAAGGGTATTAAATGATCAGGTTAGAAATTACACTCCTCCGTCTTTAACTTTAAGCCCAATTGGAGATATGCCTAGCAGAGAAGAGATTGAGAAGATTAAGTTATTACATGGAAAAGAGAGGGCTGAATATGATAATGCCTTTAAATTAAGTCAAGAAGATATATTGAAAAAGAAACAGAGATTAGATGATATACAGAAATTAAGGCAAGCTCATTCGAATAAAGTTGGCGGTTTAGCTGCTATGGGTTTAATTGGAGCTGGAGCTGGTTTGACTCATTTTGGTGCAAATGCTTATAGAGACTATAAAGCAACCAGGGCTTTGTCTGAATTATCTCCGGAATTAAGTAACATGATCGGAGATATAGGTAGACTTGCTGATGTAGGGGTTGAACCTAGACATATAAAGGAATTAGTTGAAACCCAACTACGTTCAACTGAAAATACATTAAAAGATCTTGAAATAGAAAAGTCTATTCTTGAAAAAGAAAGATTAAATCGTGAGCTTCAAAAAAGCGACACTTTGATCGGTAAAATGCAACGATCAACTGTTGGTCAATTATTGGGCCCTTTAGCCGGAGGAGCAGCTCTTGCCGGAGGAGGGCTTGCTGCTATGAAAGTAATTGATACATTTAAAAATATTGGTGTTCCAGATCCGACAATTGAAATACCTATAAGATATAATCTTTCAAAAATATTTGAAATAAAACCAATGCTTGCCGGTTTAGATAGACAAATGATTCTTGATTATTATCGAATGATTTTCAGAATAGCTCCGTCTGTTGGGAGAGATATAAGGGTCTCTGCTAATTTTATTGAAAATATGGTAAATTTTGGAGGAGCAACTCCTGTAATTATGAAAGAGTTAGCTGAAGCACAACAAAAGATAAGCGGTAATTCAATGAGTTTACCTTTTGATGTAGCAAATACCGGAACTCAATTATTTAGCATGGTAAGATAATTGCAGTTGCGTGAATGATGATTGATATTATATAATATACTTGTTAATGTTTTTATGTTAAATTTTTTTTAAAATTTCTTGTGCAGTAAGGAGACAAACATGTACAACCAAAACGACAGACTATTAAACTTAGCTGAAAGAGCTCTCTTTAAGGCTAAGCAGGCTAATGAGGAAGCTCTCCCTACAGCCTTTGGAAATCATGGGGCTGGTATGGTAAATCCAGATCCAAGTAGAGCTCAGTTTTCTGTTTTATCAGAAATGAGAGCGGCCGCCAATAGACAGAACTATCTTGATGGTCAAATATCTGGAACTAACTTAATTCCTTATAAGGGTACTATTTCTGAAAGATATCAGACTATTTCAAACGCAATAAATAATGTTGCAATGGCTGGTCCTGCTATGGGGAAAGTTGCAAATCATGTAAGTGAATCTGAGTCCTTTATGGAAAAAATGGCAAGCAAGGTTGTTAATATTGACGATCAGCTTGTTCCTGTTTTTGAAAATGTTGTTCCAACCGAACCTGCTATTTATGAGCAAATGGTTGAAAATGCTTTAAATAAAACAGCGAGTGATGTAAGTGTTCTTATTCCTACAATGATTGCAAACGGTCTTGTTCCACAGGAATTAATTCCTTACCTTCAGTAATAAGTTAAATGGAAAAACGAATAACATTATCAAACAGTGAATATCTTTCTTCAAAAGAGAAAAGAGTAACCCCGTTTGTATTAACAAAATCAGGATATGAGTTTGATGATCGTTTTTCCAAGACCGCAGCCTCTGAGGAGGCTTTAGAATATGCTTCAAAGCTTGAACCTATTCCGGGATATAGGATAATACTTGTTACCGGTATTGGTAGTACAGAATATTGGGGGGCTAATAAAAAAGCTGATACATTTCCTATAAACGGTTTGTTAGGTAAGCACCCTTCTGATGTTCCTCAAAGTCATTTCGATAAGTATCGAAATAAAATACCAAAGGTCTGGGGTATTTCAACTTTTCCAACTAAATTTGATTCCAGAGGGATTCAAATTGGAGGTGGTAATACCTTTCAAGAACATAATAATAGAGTCCCTCCTGAGTTAATGGGTAAACCGGTTGATTACTCAAATCCTAAAGAACCTCGTGGTGGTTATATTCTAAAAGAATTTTGGAACCCTAAAGTGTATCGTGTTGAGATAATTCAAACTGTTTCTGAACAGAAATTTCCTAAATGGGTGTACAAAATTGATAATGGTGAACCTGTTGGGGTTTCAATGGCTTGTGATGTTGGATTTGATCGCTGTATGAACTGTGGTAATCTATCAACATCATTAAGTAATTACTGTTCATGCTTGAGAGACAGGAGAACTCGTGGAATTATTGATATAAATGGTCGTTTATATGCAATGGCGAATGATTACCCTTATTTCTTTGATATGACTTTAACTGATAGACCAGCAGATCCTGTTGCTGCTATGTTGACTAAAGTTGCCTTTGATTCGGATAAAATTTATTATTCTGAAAATACCTGGTGTTTTGGTAATGATTATTTAATTTATTCGAAACAAGCTAACATAGATGTGTTGGAATCAAGAAATCAGTCAATCGCTGATAAAATTGCTATTGACGATAGAGATGTAAATGTTTTAAGTGCTGATAAGCAGGTGCAGACTCCAACATTTAAGTCTTCTTTGGATGAATATAAACCAAGAGTGCATCTTCCGGTTTTTGACAGTAATCAGCAGCCTATTTCCATTAAACCTATGAACATGAAAAATATGGATTATTCTCATGAGCTTGCTAATGTTGTTTCTAATAATTTAAGCAGTTGGAGAAATTCCGAAGAACCGTTTCCTTTACCAGTAATAAAAAGATTAAGGAACTTCCCTTTAAGTAATTTATTATCATATTTGGGTTTGATGTCTATTAATCCGACTAATCAGGATATTGCTAACTTATTATTTGATCTACCTTTAGGTGTTAGTGGTTTAATCTCAAGGGCAGTATCATCATGCAGGGATTTTAGGTTATCCTCATATGATGAACCGGTATTTAAGGTTGACATAAAGATAAATATAAATAAATCAGAGCCTAATATTGATGAGTTTAAAAAGGTTATTTATATTGTTGAACCTTTTTTACAAAGGAAAAGTTATTCACCTGAATTTGTTCTTTCTCGTGGGTTTAGTAAAACAGCATCTGAACCTGCTGTTGACTATTCAGCGGTTACAGATCAATTGGGTCAACAAGCTCAGGCTGTTTTGATTGCTAGGATTTTATCGGAACCAGAATTACTACCCAAGCTCTCAAATTTTCTAAATTCCCCTCTTGTAAAAAAAGAATTACTTAGAGCTGGGATAAAATTTGATGCTACAAATGCTGAAATATTGCAAGGGTTATTGAATTCTAATACTGATAAGTTGTACTATAATGATAGGAGAAAATTTTTTGATAAAGGATGATTATCATAAGTTTTTGATTTGCTAATTAATATTTAATATAAGAATTTATTTTGGAGGAAAAGGGAAATGCCATCTTTGCAGGATTTTATTAACAACCATCTTTCTGGTAGTCTCAATAAGTCTGCTTCTGAAAAAGAAGAAGAAAAAAAAGATAAAAAGAAAGAAGATGAAGAAGAAAAAGAAGACAAAAAGGAAAAGAAAGAAGATAAGAAGGAAGAGGATAAAAAAGAAGAAAAAAAAGAAGAAAAAAAAGCCTCAACCATTGAGGATGCTTTCAAGCAGGCTGTGTCTAACTTAGATGAACAGACTATGTTTAAGTTAGATAAAGTTGCAGCTTTACAGGCTATTAATATTGCCAAACATGCTAATATCATAAGAGAATCAGTTAACAAAGGGGGAAACATGTACGATACAGGGAATGGTTTTGCTGTTAAAACAGCATCCGCAGCCACAGCGGGGATGGAGGCTATTAAAGGTCTTAAGGCAAGCGCCGCAAATAAACTCAGGGCTGCCGGGAGTTCTATTAAAGGGTTAGCTGGCGCTGTTGATCAGCGTGTTATGGATCTTGGAAATAGAGTATTGCCAAGCTCTGTAAAAAATGAAATTAGAGATATTTCTCACCTAGAAAGTCAGATTAATCTTGATGATATATTGAGAGCTTCACCTGGCGTTGAAAGAGCTGCTGGATACGGTTCGATAGGTGCGGGATTAGGAGCTGCAGGTCTAGCTGCTCTCGGTGCTTATAAAGGTAGAAAATCAATAGCTTCTGGTGCTAAAGAACTTTATGGAATGGCAGGGGACGGAGTTGCTCACATGAGAGGCATGCCTACAAGATCTCAAGCTGCGATGATGGAAGCTGAAAGAGCTGCTCAGGCTCATGCGGCTATTCAGCAGGCAAATCAAGAAGCCTACGCTCGTTCTTTTTCTGGAAGAGCTAATGCTGCTTATAACCAGGCTTCTGATACATTAAGACAAGGTGCGGCTCATGTTATGAATGCAGCTAAAAACCCTTATGTTCAAGCTGGTGTTGGAGCTGCTGCTTTAGGTGGGGCTGGACTGTATGGTTATAACAGAATGACAAAAGAGCAGTCAATGGGAAGCGAAATTTTTGCTGATGGTTATAATCAAGCTCTTGCTGATCTTGGGATAGATGTTAATGAGTTGCAAAAATCAGCTAATGTTTCAGACCCTATGGCTTTGGCTGCTAAAGCATATGTTGGTGAAATTTTTGAACAGGTTTATAATGAAAATTTCAAAAAAGAAGCCAGTTTGTTTGAATACGTTGCATTAGGCGGAGAATAAGAAGAATTCAACGATCCTGAATGGATCGTTGAATTTTAATATCAGGGTTGTATTGCTATTGTCAACCTTGACATTAGAATTCAGCAATAAATTTTAATAGTATTTTAGAAGGAGTTTTTATGAGTGAATATACTTCAAAGGATCAGTTAATTGTTTCTCAAGCAGAAAACGATGTTATGTCATCATATCAATTAACTGATTCTCGTGATTTTTTTCAGGAATATGGATTAAATAAGTCTGCAAGTTTTTCAGATGATGACCAGGCTTTATATGATTATACGGTAGAGCAAACTTTAGTCAAACTTGCTGAAGCTGGGGTTACGGTTAATAATTCAAATGAACCTCAGCTTACCGCTGAAGATGTGGCTAATTTAATTGTTAAACAGGCTCATTGTGATGCATTGAGTATGTATAACTTATCTGAACCTGTTGATGTTATGGCTGGATACGGATTAAATAAGTCTGCTAATTGGCCTGAAGAATGCCAGGATCTTTACTCAAATGCATTTATTCAAACTGAAGCTGAAATAGCTCAAATGAATAAATCAGCATCACACGATCCTCTTCAAGTTGCAGCTCAAGCTTATATGGATGAGATAACCGGTCAGGTTTTTGGGCATAACTTAAAGAAAATAGCTTCAGCCTTTGAACTTGAATATTTAAATATTCAAAAATAAGTTGTAGGTTGTTCCGAAATAATCACGGTTGCACCATAATAATAGTATAGGAGTAATAATATGGATAGTTCAAAGCTTATAAGCGGCTTAAGAGAAGCTTCTAAGTTAATAAAAGAAGCGGCTGAGTCAATTGAAGTTGATTTAAATAAAACAGCTTCAACTGGAGATTTGTCCGTAGATGCGGAAGTTTTTACCCAGGTTAGACTTGCTGAATATCTTGATGCTGTAGGAAAAGGAGTATTAGGAAATGTTCAAAGCTAAGCTGATGAAGGCTGCTAATATATTAAGTGATTTAGCTGATACTCTTGAAAAAGAAGACCAAGTTGAGTCATCTATATGTAAGCTAAAGGAATCTGGAATTATTCAGACCGATGATGAGGAAAGCACTCAGAGGACTAAATTTGCTTCAATGAGTTCCAAAGAATTGGAGTTAATTACTCAATCATTACTTGATATATCAGGAAACGTTCCCGTTAAAAGTGCGAGTCTTGGTAAGCCTGTAATAAATAATCCGAATGTATCTAACGCCGGTGAAGATCGCTGGTCTGGATGGCGTTCTAAAATAATGAGTTTATAAAATTTTATTAGGAGGAAAACTATGACACTCTTGCTAGGGAAACCGGGAAATGACAATGAACCCTTAAGACCAGAAGTTGATGATTTGGAAATCGCTCAATTTGGTGCTTATGAGTTTGTCCCGTTACCATTTTTTTACACGGGTTTATCTTGGGGACCAAATGGTATAGACAACTATCCCAATTATTTAGAGGATGGTATGATTTTATCAAGGGTTAATCCAGCGAGATATACAGAGCCTCAGTTAGCTGCTTTGAATATTCAGAGCCCTGATGGATTCTATGATTTCGCTGCAAATGCCGATGATTTGCCTACTTATATGGTGTTCACGAATCAGATTGGATTCAGAGTCTCTGGGCTTGAAAACATCGTTCATGATTACGTTAATAAGACTGATGATCCTTGGATTCCTAAATTTGCAGGAAGTCCATTGAAGCCTGTTTTTGATGCGGCTTATGAGCCAGGAACTATGGGATCTTATAACGTCACCGGAGTTATCGGTTCAGGTGAGGCTTGGGCTGGAGCTAGATTATTTCAGGAGCTTGACTTAACTAATATTGATCCAGGTGATTATTTGACAGCCTATAAAGGTAAGTTCAAAAAAGTTGTTGGCAGTGAGAAAAAACTTGCTCAGGTCGAATACAAGTTTACAAAAAATGCAAGAACAAAAGTTCGATTCAGATTTAATTTCGCTGTTTAATTAAGTTGAAAAAGGAGACAAAAAATATGGCAAATGAATTAACTGAAGCTGAATTAGAAAATGAAAAGCTTCTAAACTTAGCTAAACATGGTGGAAAAGAAGGTCTTGAGAAAATTGCTGAAACTGTAAATGAGGAAATGATCTTCAAGTTTGTTCGTGAAGATGGTTTTTCAAGACAAATTGTTGATTATAAGCAATGTACTCGTGAAGATTTAAATCGTGACCCTTATAACCCTGACGTTCTAACTAAGTTCGTTCCGGTTGAAGATCCGATAAATGGGTATCTTGTTTCAGCTAGTGACTGGTTACAGCCTAGTAAAGACATCTGGTATACATCTAAATTACATAGGATTAGATTTAACCCTCTGGTAAGTAGAACATTTAAGATGTCTGAAAATCAGATTATAAACAGTCCTATTCCTATTAGACAATATATTGAGGGTGTTATCAGAAATGACTTCCTTGCTGTTGAAGATGGAAGATTTATGGAACAAGTTGAAAGATGCCTTGCTGTTTCTGGAAATATTATCAATTCACCAAATTCTTCAATTAAGCCAAATGATATAGCTTTGCTTAAAAAAGCGTTTGACAGAATGAGAATACCTCTTGTGACTGTGCTTTGCCATGAAGCTACTTATTCTGATATACTTTCTTGGGAAAATTCCCTTGTTGGTTCACGTATAATGCAAGATTTAGTTACAAAGGGATTAATGGGTGATGATGGTAAATACAAAAACTTATTTAACTTAAAGTGGATTACCACTCTTAATTCTGATATTGTTCAGGAAGGAACTCTTTATGGTTTTGGTCCTAACAATATGCTTGGTAAGTTCTATGAGTTCGGTTCACCTGAAACTACCGTAAAATGGGAAGATTACATCTTATCTATTAAGATGAGAGAAGTAATTGCTCAATCTATAGTTAACGTTAATTCAATAGCTAAGATTGATTTTAACTAATAAAATCTGTTAAAATAGAAGGAGGTTGAGTATTCAGCCTCCTTTTATTTTATTGTCATAAGTGAGGAACAATATGAATCAGTTGGATATTTTAAATAACCCAAATGCTGTAACGTTTAAGTTGCATAATATAGGTTATGGTACTGCTATATTAAGAGATGGAGTTTCTATTCCGTCTGGTAAAGAAATGAGCCTTGAAGAGCTTAAAATTTCAAAGTCAGAATTGGTAAATATCATGAGCGGAAGTGCTATGAAATTTTTTGTAGGAACACCTAAGCCTAGAATTATTATAAAAGCGGTAGAAAATTCTGTTATAGTTAAAGAAACTGTTGAAGTTAAACCTGAAGTGAAGCCTGTGATTGCAGATGCTGATGTATCTAAAATAAAGAATGAAGTTAAATTACCAGTTACAGATACAGGTGTTTCTTCTAAAAAAAATAATGGTAATGGAAATAAAAAAAGTAAAATTAAACAATAATAGGTAATCATGACAAATAATTTAAATTTGGAATATATTTTAAACTTGATTAAAAGTCCTAAGTTTCTTAGTTCTTTTCCTGAGGTTACATCTGAGCATCTTAAGGATGTGGAGAATCAATTTAATTTAGTATCAAGTAGTGGATTTACTTTAGTTGATGGTATTGAATCAATCAGTCAAGGGTTAGTGAATCAGAATTTATCTCTTTCATTGGAAGAAAGCTGGGGTGTTGAGCTTAATAGGCAAGATAATTTATTTATATCATCACCAAATAATTTAAGATTATTCGGTGATAAAATATTAGTTTCTAATACCAGCTCTTTAATTGAAAATGTTTCTTGTTGTGAATTGGATTTAAATTTAAATTTTAGAGGTTATATAGGTAAGGTGGGTTCTAATTTAAATTCCGGAGAATATTCAGATTCAGTTGACTTAGCTTACTCTGAACAAAGTTCTTGTTATTACATAGTAAGTAAGTCTGATAATATAGTTCATTATTATGATTCCAAGACTAAACAATATTCAGGATCTATTGGTAGCGGCATTGCTGGGGCTGAGGGTACTATAGGTACAACTACCTCTAAATTAAGCAAGCCGGTTGCTATTGCATTGGGTTCCAGTTACATATATGTGTTATGTTCAGATGGAGCCCCCTCTGGTTCGACCGGAAATGGATTTGTGGCCGTTTATGACTATCAACATAAGTTCAAATGCATTGCTCTTTACTGTGGTATAAATGGTGGTACCGGAAAGTGTTATGAAGGTGAAATAAAAGAACCTAAAGATATGTTTGTCACACAGGTTAACGGCAGGGATTTTATTTATGTATTGAATGGGGATGATTCTATTGGTAAATTTGATACAAATGTTTTAAATACGGAAAATAAATTAACCAGTAAAGGTGTTATTAATCTTCCTTCAAAATTAGGAATTAAAAATGGAGATTTACAGCGATTGGTGCTATCAAACGGCATTTTGTATATTACCTCTAAAAGCATTGGTAAAGTTATTGCTCTTAATTCTAGTAATGAATTGGTTGGAACCTTTGGTAAATTGGCTGATGAAAGCCTTTTGGGAATGGATCAAACGTTAGGTTATTTTAATGGTTTGTCTGGTATTTTTATTTTAAACAATAAAGTTTATGTAAGTGAGTCAATAAACAACCGTATACAATCTTTTGGGGTATCTTTATTGTCAAATAACAAGTTTGAGGTTTTATTTCAACCAGTTCATCTTCCTTATAATCAAGAAGTGTTTGATATATGCACCTCATTATCAGGTGATGTTATTGATGATGTTAAGATAATAGATTTGGCATCTAAAGCTGAGATGGATGTTTTCTCGGCAATTAGAAAAAAAATAAATTATTTTAAAATAAAAGCTTATATTGATCCTATGAAGTTTTCCCAAAAAAGGAATCAAATATCTCTTGAGCCATTTTTTGTATTAAGGGAGCATCATATATAATGGGCTTTTATTCCAGACAAATGACCGGTATGTTATCCATACCTAGAAATGAATGGGTTGTAACTAAAGATGATTTGAAAGAATACTGGAAAGATAAATCTGAATGGAATGAAATATTTGATGAATTAGTTCTTCCGGAGGAGTATGATCACGCTATTTGCCGTGCTGTAATGAGATTTAACTCTTCTCCTCCTTATTCATCATGGAGCCCAAAAAGCTTTCCTCAGAGACATGCTTATCTCTTGATGAGTTTAAGCATGATTGAGGTCTTAAGAGATGTTGTTCTTTATAAAATAAAAAATTTATTACAAGGAAATAATTCAGGTATTGAGGTTTCAATTCATAATAACGCTCCTTTATTGTCTAATTTTTTGGCAAGTTTAGAGGCAAATGTTATTACGGAACTGAAGACAATAAAAGGTCGGCAAAATATCAATGAAGCAAATGGTTCGATATTTGCAATACCTCCAAATTTCCCTATATTTTAAGGAGTATAAAATGTTAACCGCTTATATTTTAGGTGAATAATGCAATTGCTTGTTAATTTAATAGTGCAAAATATCACCCCTAATTATACTGATTTACAGTGGGTTATTTTAGATCAAGAAAATTTTCTGAAAAATATTGTTAAAGAACCAATTAAAGGTTTTAATTTATATTATTCAGAAAATCCTGAAAGTTTAGTAAAGGTAAATCAAGAAATAATAGATGGATATTTTTATCATCATGTAACCTTTAATTATGATAAGTTTAAAAATCATTATTATAAAATAGAACTTGTAACAGATTCTGACAAAAAAATTGAAAGCCCTATTATGACTATTTATCCTAAAATGCTTAAAGCTATGTTCAATGTTATGAGAACTCATTTATTTGAATTAGTTTGTAATGTGTCTGATATAGTAAATATACCGGTTTTATTTTATCAAAAGAGAACATCTGGAATTTTGTGCAGCAGTTGTGGAATAAATAAAAGTATGGGGAGTATTCGTTCAAAATGTCCAACTTGTGAAGGTACCGGATATGAAGGAGGGTACTATCCTCCTGTTTTGGCATGGGTTGATTATAAAAATGCTAATAATAAAGATGTTCAAGATCAAGGTGTAATAAAAATGCAACCAAGCAATAGAATAGCCACAACATCTTCATTTTTTATTGTACCGAAAGTAAATGACTATTTTCGAGAGTTAATACCACCATTTAGACTTTATTGCGTTGGTCAGATAGCTCAAGAGAGTGAAACGGGAAATCAACCCGTATCAACAATTATGGCTGTTCAGCAGGAAGATTCTAATCATCCTCTTTATGGAAAAAAAGTACCTTTTTCCAAATCTCTTAATAATAGAATATATTGGGATAAAATGTTTTTACAGATAAATGAAATTCGTAACGAAATTAGAGCAGCAATTAACGCCTCTTGATAGAAATTTTCTTCGGAAAATAGTTTCAAGGATTAATACTTTAAAAATATCTAATCCGGAACTTAATAAATTTTTAGTTCAATTAGATGACGGTGAAATAGTTGTAAAAAATATGGAGCAAATAATTGAACCAATTAATTCTGAGCCTATTGACTTACCGTTTGTTAAATTACCTGAAATAAAAATTGATAAAGTAAGTATGAACTCAAGCAATGAATTAGTTAATATTGACGATAAAATGAGAACCGTAGCTAAGGAAGCGATTGATTTTACCTTAAAAAATATGGGCGGAATTTAAGGTTTTATAGATTTAAATCCTTCTTCAATTGTATCTTTTATTTCAAATATTTTCTTTTGTATACCCGGAAAATTTAAACCTAAAGCTGGTAGTTTTTTTGTTGCTTGAATCTGAACTCCTTCTACTATTAAAGGAGATTCTGATATTGTCCTTGATAATGTCACGGCCTTGCAATTTTCGAAATAAAAAGCAGTTACAATATTCATATAATGATCCAATTCTAATGATAATACCCCAAAAGGGAAAAGAAAAAATTCTGACATTAAATTATCATAATGCCTATCAGCTAATACTGTTTTTCCGTTATTTATAGTAGCAACAAATCCAGGATAAGATTGAAAAACAAGAGAAGAAGGTGAACCGAATAACATGTGATTAATTTGTTCTACTCCTCCTGATTGATTGGTCTGCATTGCTGCAATTAACCACCTGTAACACGCATACATTAAAGAATTATGATTACTTCTAACTCTCTGTAATGTCAAATTTGTACTGGTTTTATTAGGAACAGCCCTATATCCGGAAAATCCCTGCTCATCCCATGTTGAATATTGCTTAGAATCTTGGATGTTTGCATTTACGGTTAAGCCTATTGTTTTTAATGCATTAGGATTCCCGACTCTAGTTTTAGTTCCGATTAATATATTTAGTGCCATATCAAGAGTTGGAGGCCCGGACATTAATAGAACTGTTTCACCTGAAATAAAATCCCCGGCACTTAAGTCAACTTCTACACTTTTATTGTATGGGTCAAAATAAGATAAATTATCCTTATCTTCAACAACCTCAGTTAATAAAGGATCAGCTCTTCTTCCAGAAGAATTCACTGGATTTAAAATATCGAAAATATTTAAATTCATTATTTCACCTTGTAAATAATTCTTATTATATCATAAAAAAAGCGGGGTCTCCCCCGCATCCACACACAGATTTCGAACATATTAACAGATAAACTGTTAAACTTATATTTCAATTTAGTTCTAAACTGGATCGACTTCACCAATTGAATCAGTTGCACTAAAGCCGAACATTCCTATCTGAGAACCATCAGTTCCTTTGCTCCTCAGTACATTTGTATCTGTTGATATTTTAGTAGTTGCAGCCCCAACATTGTGAACAAATGGTATTGATCGAGAAACTGTAAATTGAACATTATCAACTATTAGTGTATTTCCAACTTGCTTACTACTTCCATCTGATGCTATATGACACTTCTCAAGATATTCAGCCTGAATAACTTTGCCTCCAGCAGAACCTACCAATATTAACAGTCCAAATGGAATATTATAAACTTCAGATTCAAGCCCAATAAATTGTTTATTGTTATCAGAGGGAACTCTTGCTAAATTAAGCTTATCATCTTTGCCTATTAAACCTTCAAACAGCCATCTGTAAAAAGCATATTTTAGGTTATTCTGCCTGGTTAAAACTCTTGACATTGAACCTGAATACTGAGTTGAACCGGCAGCCTGTCTTAAAAGTTTTGAACCGAGCTCCCTGAATGGGATTATTTGTTTGCCCGCCTGAACATTTATTTGTTGAACCGCCCCGATTGGCTTGAGTAATGAAGGTAATAACTTAGCTGCATATGGATTATTTTTTTGGGTTCCGTCAGGGGCATAATAAGTAGTATAACTCCTTTTTAATACAGGTGGACCGGAGAAAACAAAAGTAGCTTCGCTTGATGCCACATTATTGGGATCATCATCGCTTTCAACGACCTGTTCATAAAAATTCAAGTTTTCTAATGCAGTTGAGGCTGCATATAAAAACGGCTTAATTAAATCATCTACGTATACATCAGCCATATATTTTCTCCTTATGCTCTAACATTAAATACATAAACATTCCAAACAAGTGGTAGTTGAAGATCTATATCAGCATAACTTGTATCTGCTAATATAGGATCCGGAACAAATCCATTAAATGTTGCGCTTACAACTTGCGGCCCAACATAACCGTTGTTTGGCCCTCTTCCCCTGTCTTTTTTTAATTCATTAAGTGTGACTTCAGTTTGAGAAGCTGCATCTTCTCTTGCTATAGGTAGATTGTTTGAGGTTCCAGGGAATCTTTTATGATCCTCAAATAATTTATAACAAATATCATCAAGGTTTTTGGTGAAAGAAAACTCTATGGTTTTAATACTGGTTGTATCAGTTGTTGTTTGCTTCCAAGCTTTAGGTAATGATTTATCAGGAACATCTTGAATCATTATCCATCCACCTCCGGCAACAACAATACCCTGTTGATCTAAATCAAAATATGGATTACCTTTTCTTATTCCCTTGATTGCATTTATTTCAAATTCAGTCATCGGTTGATGAGGCATTGTTCCTGATGATAAACCAGCATACGCTGCACAGATATAATAACCTGGTAGTTCTTTATCAACATTATCTACTTCAACTATACATGTTTCATTTGTTATATAAAGAACTCTTCTACTGCTGAAAGAATTAGCGATATTTGCCAATGCCTGAGCTTGTTCTGTTAAATTATTTAATTTAATTATCTTGTATGAGCCAACTTTATTTGGAGCTGCTGATGTTGGAAGATTAACTAAATCATTTACATCAATCTCAGATATTGTTGAATCTTTTTTGATTATCCAATCAACTGCTGGACTTGCGCTTCCAACCTGACTAACAGTAAATATCCCTTCTTGGTCTTCATCAACTTGAGCGTTTACTACCACTCTGTCAGCAGTAGCAAAAGTTCCTGTTCCAAATGCTGTTTGCCATATTGAATCAGGTATTGTAAATGTTTTATTTTGATAATCGTAGGTAGCTAATCCAGGGCCAACCGGTATCGCATTTAAGGACACTTTTTTATTCGGAATATACAAGCCCTTTCCTTGTGTTCCAAGGTACTCTATGGTTTCACAAATTAAAACATTGCTGTCTTCACCTTTTTCGCTGACCTTAAGGAACACTGGGTCTATTGGATTATCATTTATGTCAAATAGTTCCCCGTTTTCCCAGAAAGCTATATAAGTATCAGATGCTGGTACTGAACTATAATCACCTAAAGGATCGTAAAACTCAATATAATCATCAGTGAGATCTAAAGGAGTTGAATTTGTCTTATAAGTAATAGTCCCATTTGGGGTTGTTGTTATAAGAGTTTCTTCATACGGGTGCTCAAGATTCATCCATAATACTCTCCAACCATGTTTATTGGCTGTAGACATTCCGTCAACATGAGTTCTTCCATAACTTTGGATTGTCCCGCTTTGAGTTAACAAACAAATGTTATACGCCTTTTGGTTTTCAGCAATTGATAAAGCTCTTAACCATGCAGCATTAGTTGTATCATCAATTGGTATTGCGTAAACTTTTGCAATGGTATTAGCACAAGCTATACCAACGGCTAAGCCTAATGGATTTTTATCATTCATTAATCCAACTCTATCTTCAATTACTAAATCAGTTTCAACTTCTATAACTGTATTAGCTTTTGCTACGCTTAATGCATCATAATCAACATAAATATCCGCTTGCTTTATGGAAATATCACCATCAAGCCCACTTACTTGAAGAGCATCTTTTATTGTGAAAGTATTATCATCAACATACTTATCACTATTTGCATTGTTTAGAACAAATTGATTAACTTTATCGAATAATTCGATAGGGCTATTTGAAACCTGTTGTCTTGTTATTGAAAAATAGATAGAACCTGCGTCAAATTTTTTGCTTAATTGAATTCTGTAATTATCAATTTTACTTAAAACAGTTGCTTGTTGAATAACTTGCCCATTTTGTATCCTTACATCATCTCCAACTTTAACGGTAGTAAAACCGGTATTTGATGCATCTTGAAGGATATCAGTGTTAGCTGTTGCGAACAACCCAGCTCGAATACCCATAACTGAAGTTCTATTACTATTTTTTTGAGTTATTTCATATCCAACATTTGTTGCAGCAGCAAAGCTTTTATTTAATTGTATTTCATCAACGTCAATTACTTTGTTTACCTTAGCTGAGATTAAACCTTGAGTTGGATGATCTACTTTTATTTCATAACCAGGAAAGACATTTGAAAATCCATTAACGGTATCTGTTTTTAAGATATTTCCAAAAGCTTCAAATTTACCTGTATTTCTTGTAACTATATATGTAATACCTGATGTCATTGATGGTAGAGCTTTGTCAAGAGTTAATCTTGTCAGAGCCGATACATAAGTTTGAGCACCTGGTGTTGGAATGGTTACAATAGTATTATCCGCTGAATCTGTTACTATTAAAGATACGGTAGAAATAGCAGCCCCAACATCTACTGATAATATTTTTTTGCAAGTTTCAAGTCCTGCGATTGGAGTACTGGTATCAGTATTGTCAAGAGTTATTACCTCTGAATCTGGTAAATCGCTTCCGTTTATGAAATAAATAGTTACCGGAACTGATACAGCTGACGGATCATGTGCTGATGTTTTTATTTTTAAAGTTTCACCTGCCGGAGCTAATACAGCTTGATTGAATGCTGGTGAAATAACCGGATTAACTTCAACTACATTGGCTTTTATTGAATATAAAATACTTGATATAGTGTAACTTATTGTTACGCTATCGCCAACGAGAGCGCTTGATAAGTCTTGCTTTTTATCGGTTAAAATTGTTCCCGATAAAGTTCTTCCTGTTCCGGAAGCTGAACCGTCTACAACTGTATTATTTTCTGACTCAGTTATAGCCATTATAATGTTTTGAAGAACTATCCTTACGCTGTCCTTGAAAACTTTAGAGCCCGCCTCGTACTCAGGAAAAGGAACTTCAACTTCCTGTCCTTCATAAACACCTGCAAGTTTATTCCTTACAAGGTTTACCTTAGGTCCAATAATTAAGGCAGGGAGATCACTTTCTGCTGGAGTGACAACAGTTGGCCCTGTTACGAATTGGTTAACGTAAACTCCGGGTTTTTTTGCTGAAAGAAAGGTTATTGCCATACATTTTCACCTTATTAACATAATACTAACTGTTTCTTTTTACACCGAACTGGTATAATAAAGAAAACCTTCATATTTAGAATATGGTGCAAGGAAAAAGGTAATGGAACAATCCACAATAGATATAAAAAAGTTTTACGAAACAAATTTAAGATTATTATTGCAATCTAAGGACTTTAAGCCAGATCAATTATGTTTTGCAGTTGAGCAAATATGTAGAGAACTTGAGAGTAAAAATAAATTTGTTACCTTTTTTGATTTAAAGTTCCCAAATAATTCACCTATTGAATTGGATCTTGGGTTAACTGAAAATAAGCCTAAAGATTACTCTTATGAAAATATTTCTTTTTTCTTTTTAAGAATTGTAATGACAATGCAAAGCGTTGGTAATTTATTAATAACAAGAATAAGGTTCGATGAAGGTAGTGAAGATGTATTATTAAAGGTTGCGGAACCTGTAAATGAGAAAACATGTGCTTTTGATTTTAAACAAAACGGGATCAAGAATGGATTTGAAAGTTATTTCGGACAGGGTTCAGAAGTTAGTTCTTGATCCTGAGTTATTTGCAGATAAAAAAAAATTTTCGGAATTACTTGAAATATTAACTCCTTATATTAAAAAGGTATTCGTTCTATATGGATCATATGAAGAGGATTTACTTCAGGATGCTATTATCATTATGATGGACTGTATAAAAAGGTACAGGATAGACAAAAAAGCAAGTTTCATGACGTATTATATTAATGTTTTGAGATTTGATTTATCTCATATTGTTAAAGGGTATGAAGGTAAAGGAGTAGCGTCAGGTTGGACCATTAATCATAAAAAGGAAGCTAATTTTTCCTTTGAAAACATTGATGACTTTCCTAATATTGAATCCGATAATGATTTTGATTTTAAATTGTCTAAAGAAGACAACGATAGATTGCTTAAAATATTTAATGATAACGTATTAGATGTTGCTATTCATTCAGCTATTGAAGAATTTAATTTAACAAGAGAGGAGGTAGCTGAACTGTTTTGCATTCCTTTTACGTGGATAAAGTCATCAAGAAGGAGGGTTCGCAAAATAGTAGCCAGATTTAAAGAAGGAGAGTTAAATATTGAAAAATATTGATTATAGTTTTCTTTAAGTTTTCGTTTGATTATGTTAAAATTGAAAAAGATTATGAATAAAGGTTGTTAATAATGTTTGATAGGTTCATTCACTTTATAAGAAAGGTTACTGCTACAAGATCCGCTGAATGGGAAGGTCATGCTAGAATGACTTTAATTGATGCTGATACAGGGGAAACTCTTGATGAAAAAAAACTGAAAACTTATGCTCGTTTTTTTAATCCATTTAAACATAATATGGCTACTCTTGATTCAAGAAAAGGTCATGCTCATTTACTTATTCCTGGTGACAATGATTATAAGCTAACTAGGGTTGAATGGGGGTATGGTAGTAATATCGCCCAGAGAAGTAATACTGATTTATCGGGACCATTTACTCCTGCTGTTTATACGAATATCTCTGGTTATACATTCCCAACATCTGCTGAAAATGTCTTAAAAATAACGACAATGCTAACCAATGAGGTTTTAAGTTTGCCTCCAAGTAGTAGTTATCCATTTGTTAGGGAAGTTGCTTTAAGGTCTAATCCCAATTCACTTCATCCAAAAGGATTAATGTTTGCTCATTTTGTTGCGGACGCTGATATTCCTAAAACGACCGAAAAAATTTATATCGGCCTTGAGTGGCTTTATATTTTCAATTAGAAGGTTATTATGACTGATACTCCAATAAAACAATACGGTGATTTTGGTATTTATAGTGGCGGGGATGTTACTATTGAAGCGCCTAATCAAATTAATATATCGCCATTTACTATCAGATTGTCAAACGGTGAGTTAAGAGGTGTTGGTTCTTATCACAATACTTTTGCTAAACAGATTCTTCTTGGCTTCTCTGATTCCCTTGCCACAAGCCCTGGTTATGACAGGGAAAATCTTGAATCTCCTAAATTTATATTAACAATAAATATTTTTTCTGCAGGAAATGCTTGGATTTATTATTCAGAAGGTGATGGCGACTTAGTTGTTAGCACCAGTATAAATCCTCCGGCTGCAGGAACACCTATTTTTTGTAAAATAACATGGCCCGGTTGGGTTAATTTAGCGGCTGCTAATATAAATGATTTAGTTGTTGATTATTCAGTAAGAACAGAGTCTTTACTTGTTTCAACTTTAAATCCTGAAGAACCGAGGTTATTTTATGAAGATGGTCAAACGTGGACTGCTGCATCTGTTAACAGACAATATGCTAACATTTCCGTTCTTACGGAGGTTCTTCAATCTGAATCTTTGCTAAATTTTGGAGATAGCTATTTTGTTACTTTTGCAAGAGAAGCTTCAGGAACTTTTGGTGGTGATATATATGGAGATGGATTAAATGTTATAGTAAAAGATATTAGGCATATGGGCAGAGTTGGTAGCGAATATTTTATTTACCATAATAAAACTGATTCTGGATATACTCCTGCTGATACTTCATTTATGCGAAAATTCACTTTAGCATCTGAATTTCAGAATAAAACAATTTATGTTGGCGTAAAAAAAGATTCCGGAGAATTAAGAGTTGAAACAACTTGGACTGTTACTGAAGAGGCTGATTATTATCTTATAGCTTATGCTCAGGTTGGTTCTGAAAGTGTACTTGATGATGTACATTTTTATATAGTAAACAATTTATCTGGGCAGTCTTTGTTTCTGGATAATTTTTCCAGATATTTGAGAACTAAATACTGCAGTGGTTTTTTGAATCCACTCGTTATTACTGAATTAGCGGAAGATAACAAATTAAGAATAGAACCGAATATTTTATGTTTCGATGGTTATTTGTTATATTTTGAGGGAGTTGATGTTACGCTGCCCGCCCCAAGTGTTTCTGGATATAGGCAGGATTTTGTTTTTTTTGAAATAGAAAAAAAATCAATACCTTGGATTCAGTTATCCTATAAAATAAAAGTAGTTGAAGATATTAATTATCTTCTTTATAGAGACCCTTTTCTTAATGTTGCAACAGTAAAGAATGACGATGATAATCCTTATGTTTACCAAAGAATGGGGCATTACTCATCAGATTTTGCTGATAATTTAGTTGACGGAAAAACTCATGCCATTCCTATAATGGTGGTATCCAGATTTAATTCTTCCGCCTATAATGCTCAAACAAATAAAGCTGGTGGAATTGGAAGACCTGATAATAAAACAGCATTAAGAATAAATTTAGAAGAAGTTGAAAAGAAGGCTCCTGTATTAAAAAGAAATGAGAGCCTATCTCTTCTTAATTCAACTATATTTAAAATATTGAATAGTAAACATAATAATTTACTTCAACCTACTTACAGTGATCCTTATATGTTTTCAAGGAGTCCTCTTCAAGTTGATAGACTTGGTACAAATGCCCCTATGGCTGATAGTTCATTTATTGGAACAACTGATGGTATAAGGTATCTCTGGAGTCGAAATAAATCTAAGATAGTAAAAATGTATGGACTTATAAAAGCTGATGAAGATTCAGGAATTGCTCCTTATAATTTTCCGACAATTACTTATGATCAAGACTTAAAATATTTAGTGATAAAGGTTCCTGATGATACACTTGGAAGTATCGTTTCAGATCAGTCAACCGGCATGCCTTTAAATGTTTCTCTGAAATGGGTATCAACCGGTCGCCCTGTTATTTTGGCTAATAACTGGTCAATTGGTCAAATGAGAAACTCATCTGCTTTAATTGATACAGGAGATCCTGATTATATTGCTGATGGAGAAATAGCTATTATATTCTACATTAGGTATGAAGATATAGTTGATGTTGGACTGAAACAAATTCCATCTAATATAATTAGCGCTGCAAATAATAATAGTTATTCAATATTGTCGGAAAGCTATGCAATAGCATTGGATTCTTATATAAACCCAACAAAGGTAAAGGATTTATCATCAAAAGTTATAGGGTTAGATACTTATACTGATTTTCTTTCTATTATAAAGATGGGGAGTGATAAAAAATATTACTCTTATGAGTTGCATTATTTTATGGCCGGAAATAACTCAAATGCAAATGATTATGAAATTGATGAAATTATAGGTGATTATACGGTTATCGGTTTAATAAATGCTTTCAATGCTGTTACCGGCGAACAAATTCCTATTACGAAAGTTAAACAACAATATAATTCAAATAATAATTTTTTAATCAGACTGGCTGAGGCTGTTTCAGATCCTGTTGAATTTGTTTTTGGTGTTGGTGGAGATGCAGGAAAACAAATTGATATAAGTATTGGGTCTTTAGAAATATCTAATCTTACAGAAACTCATATTTTTTCCACCACTGGTTCAGAAATATCTCACCCTGATGGAATTTATTTTTTCAGTAATGGGCATTTAATTTACGGTGCCAGTTCTATGAAAAATAATTTTATGGTATTTGTTGGGAATGATTTAGTTCCAGCAAGTATACACGGTATAGGTGATAATCTTATAAAGGTCGTAATTCAATTAACAGCAGCTCAATTAACATTATTCACCGGAGCTAATTGGGAATTGAATGTTTCATTGAATAGATATGTCCCTGCAAATGGAGTAACTATAAGAATTCCTGTTATGCAATCTTTAATGTTGGAATCGAGTCAAGTTTATTTACAGTATCAATATAACTCATTGCCTTTTATGCCTTTTATTCCGGATAACTCATCATTTGAATATAATAATTCAACAAGTGAGGCTAGATTGCCTTATGTTTCAGATGAAAAAGCAACAGTTGTTAATAGAGGTTTTTTAGTTTTATCAACTGATGGTACAGCAAATGACTCTTCATCAATATATTCTCCGATTGATTACAAGCTTCCGGTTGTTCAGGGTGTTACATATGTTGGTTTGGATACACCTCCTTCTAATCTTGGAATGAATGATGTTTTCATTTATCAACAACAGGTTAGACCTTTTATTGAAGGAGAAAAAATAGATTTCAATGGCGAGTTAATCCTATCTGGCATTGTTCAGATTTACACAGGTTTAGCTGCTTGGTTTTGCTTGGTTAAACAACTTACATGTATAAGGTTATTTTTATTCGAATGCAGAGAAGGGGTTTTTGCTCTCAAGGATAAGGATCAAGCCTTTATTTGCGAATTAGAAGAAAATTATAGGGAGATTTTTTAATGGCTATAAATGGACTGAATTTCATTATAGATAACTCAGGTATTACGCTTCAGGGCTCTATGGCTGGTTCAACTAGACCTGATATAACGCCCTTACTTGACAATCTCCCTGATGATACAAGATTAATTGTTTATTCAAAACCAGTTTACATACCGGGTCAAGTTAATTCTATTACTAATCCATATTTAATATTACCTGCTGTTTATGGAGCCGGTAAAAGCGTTTTATCTGTTAAAGGTGAAATATTTTTACCTGGATTAGATTTTATTTCAAGTGGATATAATGCTATTAAATGGCTAAGCTCAACTGCTATTAATCCAACTGATGAGGTTTCAGCTTGGGGTCCCGGTAATCTTTATACAGCAAATGCGATTACTATTGAATTAATAGATTTACTTGGTGAAAATGTTTTTACACCTGGTCCTATTCCAAAGGTTAAGCTTAAAGGTATTAACGGGAATATTAACACTTTACCTTATAATCAATCTTCAATATATTTTTGCGTTGATAGAAAAGTTTTCTTGCCTGGAATTGATTTTACTTATGATGAATTAACTTCTGAGATTTCTTGGTTAAAACAAGTTGATTATCCAATTTCAAACAGTTCTCTTGTTTTTGCGTTTTATTATAACAAAACAAGCACTTCTCCTTTTCTTCTTGGACAGATTTTATCAAGAAATATTATAGAATTAACTGAGGATAATCCTGATAGCTTTGAAATAACGGCTCCGCCAAAAACATCAATGAATAGTGGTAGTAATTTATTTTATGACACATTAAGATATAATTACGGGTCTGATTATTTAATCCAGTATCCATCAACATTTCTTCAGAATGGGGGTCAATTAAAACCTGTAGCCGTTACAGGGAAATATATTGATTTCTCTTATTTTAAAGATGGTTCAGCTTATTCCCCTATAATAATGGTAACTCAAGAAGTTGATGCTGGAACTTCAGAGGATGGAGGAAATCCTTCAGTATATCTAACTCAATACAATCAAGCCAGTCAATTCAGTGTTACCAATAAAAAAACATTGGTGTTTTTTCGTGGTGCATTTGCTTTTGGATCTAATTATGATAATGGGGCAATAGGTACTCTTTATCCTGGTACTTTGCCGGAATATACAAGGGATAATAATTTTATAAGATGGGACTCAGATAGAGTTACTCCGATTATAATACCTCAGAATTCTGATTGGTTTGACATTGTTTCATTTAATGATGCTTTTTCTCAATCTCATTTAAATGTTGAGTATTTCAAAAGAACAAATTCTGGCCCTGATACATTTACTCTTCAGAAAGCTGTTAAGCAAAATAAGGTAATGATGTTTTACTGCGGTGAAGCTCTGTTTCCTCAATTTGGAGATTTTTCCGTTAATCCATCTGATAAAAAAATCATGGAAAGCATGCCGTATACAAGGCCGAATTCATCAAGATTTGATGATATAGTTTTTGTTTATGTTAGTGATGATTCGTATGGAAATTTATTATATTTTGATTATTTAACTGTGCAAGTTAATCAACCGGCAAATACTATATTGACATTTTCAAATCCAATATCAAATAAGAACAATACTTTGTTGTTTATAGGGCCAAAAAGGATTAGATTTGAAGATTATGATTTATCAGTAAATCCTCAACAAATCATTTTAAATATTCCTATATTTAATGGCGATAAAATTATGTTAGTTCATACTTAGGAGATTTTATGGATACCATTGTTCAAAATTTAATAAGCGTGTTGATAGATGTTTCTGTTCCGCTTCTTGTTGGATATATAGTAAGGAAAGGTAGTTTACTTCTTAATAGGCAAATTGATGCAAAAGTGGAAGAGCTTAAGCTGAAGCAATCATCTCAGGCTCAAATTGATGCCTATAATTCATTAAAAATAGAGCAAGATGAAATGAAGCAGTTCGAGGATTGGGTAAAAAAGGGTATATTTCTGGCTGAGGAGGTTGCTCATAAAACTTGGTTAGATCCTTCTGTTAAAGAAAAGACTGGCACAGAAAAAATGGATATAGCAAAAAGTTATATAATTGATAGAATTAATACATCAATAACGGATCCTGAAAAAAAAGAGAAATTCAAAAACATTCTTAGCAAAGAAATAGAGGCAGTAATTCCGGTCTTGAGAAATGAATTAGATTCTCAATTTAACTCACTTAAAATGTCATACGTTAAAAAAAATCATAAAGTTCCAGCCCTCTCAAGAGATCCTAGAGGATTGGTAAATGGTTTAGAGGTATATTCTGATGGAATTTAGTGTTTCGGAAACCGTTCAAAGGATAACAGATCAACTTAATCAGGATATGGTAAATGCCGTTGGTCCAGTAGTTGAGCAAATTACGAATGATATTAATTCAAATGATGGTTTACCGGATGAAGTTAAGGCTTCAATAATATCTTCTTTAGCTAATGTAACACCAAACATGACTCCAGAGCAAATGATTTTAACTAAAGCAACTGTTGAACAAATTTTCTTGGAGTTAGACAAAATACCTCAAGTCTTCGGTGTAATGGAAAATCCAGAAGTTGGGGAAAATTTACCTCCTTTTATTATTTATAAATTACCCAATAGTTAGATAATTTAAAAAAAAATTATTTTTGATAGTTTCTCATTGGAGGTTTTTGGACTGGTGCTGGTCTCATGTCAACCGTATTCGATACCGCTCCTTGCTGTTGAGGTTGAAGAGCTCCGTTAGCCATTGTTGGTAAATACATAGACATAGCATCTGCGACTGCTTTTGTTATCATCATCTTTATAGGATCATCAACTTCTAAGCTTTGTATTCTCTGGTTAGCTATTTCGGGAGATGTTTGCTGCAATTCAGTTAAAAAGTCTATACCAGCTTGAGGGGATAAATCATTTCTATTCGATAATTCTCTGGCAAGTAAAGGATTTTGTTGCTGAACACTTTGTATTGCTGCCTTCTGTTGTTCAGGAGGAAGTTGACTTAATTGTAAAAATACTTGATCTACAAGCTGAGGATCTATTGGCATAGTACCATTATTAAAAGCTGATGAGTTATTTGTCTGAATATACTCAATAGTTTTTTGAGCTTTAGCTTGAGCTTTAGCTTGACCGATGGCATTCATTACCATTTCTTTGACTAATTCTTCTGAAACTTTAATTTGCTCTGTCTCATAATCATAGCCTAATGTTCTTACATATGCATCTTTAGATATCCACCCTTTTTCCGCTGCATTAGCTTGCAATTGTTTGTACTGAGGATCGTCACCGGTCTTAAATGGCATATATGCGACTTCAACTTTCTCGAAATCTATTATTTCGGCAATTTGCTCAACTATCCAGGTATTACTTTCATCAAGCTCAGATGTGAAATTTATCAATGTATTTTCAAACACTCTTAAAGCTATACTACCGCCACTAAAGGTAAGATTTCCTTCAATTATCCCAGCCGGAGTATTAATTGACTTAAGAATATTCTTGTCGAGTAACTGCATTTCAGGGAACATGCTTAAAATTTTTCCATCACCACCCGCTTGTTGAATGTTAATTGGAACTCCAGATGTCATTATATGTTGAGGGTTTTTTCTCCAAGCCTGGTAGTTGAATTGTAGGTTATTAACCCAAGCTCCATTATCAACCAAAGAAGGATCCGCTGAAATTTGCTGGGGTGAAAATATTCTAAATGGCAGTATATTTTCATATAGCAAAACAGATTGAGCTCTTCTTATAGTGTTCTTGAACATTAAATCTCTTAATGCAGAAATGGCAAGAGGTAAACCCCATCCCAACATTTCTCCACCAGGCATGCTCGGCATTGGTCTTTGAATTACCATTATTTGATTTTCATCAAATTCTATTTCAGGTTTATTTGATGTTCCGGCTTTCCATGACTGAACAGCTTCAATGAAATCTATTTGTGTTAAGGAAATATACCAAGAATCTCCTGCTATTATTTCATTAACTGTTTTTTGGGGAATAGTTAATCGCCATTTTTTTTCACTTGATGTAAAATGCTCTCTTGGTGTTAAATCAAAAATATTCCATTTTATTAAATTTATTTTCTTTAAAGCATTTAATCCGGATAATGGAATATCCTTTATATTAACTAATTCCTGTTTACTTTTACACTTTGAACAAAAAACTTTAAATTTAAGTGATTTAAATTCCCACTTGGTTAAAGTAGAATTTAAATTATATTTAGAATTACATTTTACACATGTTCCATGCCTCTGAAATGGTTTATAAAGACTAACGGCAGTGTTTCCATAAAGAAAATAGTCAATCCCTTGTTTCTTGTTAAAGCTTTTTAACTTTTTTTTTCTTAATATTTCATCCCATTTTTCACGAATTTCTTTTTTAGGTTTATTTGGATACATAAATTCAGTAATAGGATAAACACTCATCACCTCAATACCTGAATTTATATTGCTATCTGTAAAAAAATGGTGACAAAGTAATTCTGCCGCCTTTCTAAAAGATTCTGGTATTAAATGCTTTTCGTAATTAAGAAAAGGAGCCGGATAAGCAAGTGAAGAGGCATAATTATAATTGCCAAATAGCGAATTGTTCCAGGTGCTAAGAGATCCTCTCGGAGCGTTGTCTATTGGTGAGTTCATACCTTTTCTTCCTTGGATTCATGTTCAAATTTTACTTGTCTGTCTGATACATAATTGTTTATGTTATTGAATATTTCATTTTTTGATTTATAATCATGATATTCATGGTGTTTATTTAATTGTTTAAGAAAAAAATCAACTCCTAATCCGGTATAACTTTGTTCCGTTTTTAAAATATCAGGAGCTGTAATAAATCCTTCATGATGCAAGATGACTGAGATATATTCAAGAACTTCATCACTGAAAAGAGATTGATCATCAATTCTTCTCATTGATTTAATTGCCCAACATATTTCTGATGGATTTATATCTTGAGTTATTAGAAAGTTTGAATGCCTTTGATTTAATACACAAACTGTTTTTTCAAAAATATGCCAATCTTCAAACGGTGTTAAATTGTGCCAGATATTCTGGCAGCAAAGTAACTCTTCTAATTCCATTAAGTCTAAATTCAATTTACTTTTAATTGTTTCAGGTTCATACTGAAAAAAATCCGGAAATTTTGCCTGTGCTAAAAAAAATACAGTTAAGGCTTCTCTCGATATTTTTTTCTTATCAAGAATCTGAGTATCTTTTTTTTGTATGGCTTTTTCGATGATTTTTGGCTTGCTTTTATTTCCAGAAACCTCTTTCAATAATTCAATATATGAATTATATATATCATCCATTTAATATAACTCCGATTGCTTGTTTTAAGTATTCAGGTTTTTGTGAATAATATTGATTAAAAGTAGCAGGAGATTTGAAGTCATCATCTGATGTTTCAGGAATTGAATCAATTAATTCAGCTTTCTTGGATAGTAAGTCCCTAAAAAATATTTCCTTTGAAGCAAGTTTTACCTTTTTATATGAATAATCAGTGTCGTCATATATCCCTTGTAAATATCTTAAAGGTGATAAAAAATTATCACCATATAAAACAGATGCTCCAACTTTATCATCTATTTTTTCTAACTCACTTGCAGCTTTAATTATATTAGGATTTTCTTCTTGAATCATTTTTTTGACCCTGTTGTAGTCATCCTTCCATAATGGGAATTTATTTTCTCTATATTCAATTTGATTAATAGCGGCTGATTTTGGAATAGGTAAATAGGATTTAACCTGACTTGATAATTCATCTTTCGGGAGTTTTTCTGATATTCCGGTTGCTACCATAGGGCGAAAGCCTTCTAAATCTCCATCTAATCCTTTTGGGAAATTCATATTAGCTTTTTTAATATTTTCCTTATTATTTAAGGGATATAAAACTAAATCGTTTCCATAAATGTAACTGGCATTTTTAGATAAAAATTCTTCAGAAAGTTCATTCTTAGGAATCCTTAGTGCAAAATCATTTTTATCTATTTCATATTCTTCTTTTAATTCAATATTTTTCTCCCTTGAATTGAGATTTACACCCATCCAATTAGCGTATTTCATTATATTTCTCATAGCAACATCAGCTACATAAGGTTTTAAATTTGAAGCTGTTTTCTTTAGATATTGATAACTTAACCATATATCTGAAGGAGTGTCACATGCAAATTTTTTCATCTCAGGAATGGCATAAACTTTTTTTTCCTCAGTTACTGAAGCTGTTTTGACAAACACCGGAATCTCGGTCTCTTTCTCTATTATTTTCAATATAGCTTTCTGGTTATCATCTGAGATGTCTAAAATAGAATTAGATAACATTGATATTTTTTTCCTTTTTAGGTATACCTTAAATCAACTACATCTATTATAATTTAAATAACAGTTTCAATCAACCAGAAGGAGATTTCAATGCATAATAATTATTCCAAGAAAAATAATAATTCAGAATGTTTATGTGCAGTCATTTATAACAGGGCAACTAAAAAGTGTTTCATAGATTATAAGTTTAATGAGTTAAACAGAAACGAATCCTTTTTAACTACGGTTTTAGGTGTCTTTACTTGCCAAATAATAGCAATGGAGACTTTACATGAATTAAATAAGCCAAAAAACTTAAAAGAAATTGATAAAAGATTAGGGTTAACTCAAAAATTCACAGCATCAGATAAAAGACAGGAAATTATTGATAATGAGCTTGATTCAACTTTAATTAATTCAAAAATACTTAAACAAAATATGATTAAAGGATTAAAAGAAACGCCTAAATCACTTGATAATACCTTAAATGTATCTCAACAAGTAATACCTTTTGCTGATAGAAAATTTATATCTCAAGGTTTTATTCAATTGTCAAAAGATTTATTAACTGATAACATTAATAATAACTCCACTGACAACAAAGTAAATGAAGAGGAATTTGATGAGTCTGATATAGTAGAAGAAATTCATTACGGAGGCCCTTTTATTGGAGTTGAAATTGTTACAGGTGATAATTGTAAATCTTTTTTTCAGGGAAATATAACTAAAGTAGTATTAGTTTTAACCCCAAATAATTTGGAAGAAATGGAGGTAGATGAAATTGATTAAATTTATTCAAGAGGATGTAACCTCTTTACCGTCTGGAATATGTAAAATTGAAGGAGTTAATTTCGATTTTCATAGACCTAATTCTCAAAGAAAAGAAAATCCAGGTTCACCTAATAAAATAATCTTTCACTGGACAGCGGATTCTTTAAATGATATTTATGATGATTATCATTTTAATATATCTGATATTAATGGAAAAGTTTATGTTATTAAAACATTAAAATGGACAGAAAAAGGTCAACACCTCTGGGGAAGAAATTCAGGTTCCATTGGCATAACTCTATGTAGTATGTCAGGAAAGCCTCCTAATTATTTAAAACCCACAAATAATATGTTGGATACAATGGCTATATTAGCCGCTGAAATATGTGCTTGGAAAAATATTTCCCCTGTGAATAAAATAACCTTACCTAAAATGCATTTAGGTAAAGTAATACCTGGCTCAATTAACATTGATGTTATAGCAGATCATGCAATGTATGCAAAGGAAGATGGGTACAAAGCTGAGCGATGGGATATAGGTCACTATTATAACAGTGTGAAATCAAATACAATTAAATACTTTCAGGATTTAAAATCGGATAAAAGAAAATTTATTTTTGTAGAACTATTGAGGTAAACATGTACTTAATAATTGACACTGAAACAACCGGTTTACCTAAAAGTAAATCTGCAAATATATCCGAAGATGAAATTCAGCCAAGAATAGTTGAATTGGCTTGGGTTGTTCTTGATGAAAATTTTCAGGAAAAAACACTTAAAAGTTATATAATTAAACCAAATGGATTTTCAATTCCTGAAGGGGCATCTAGTATACATGGATTAACTACTGAGTATGCTTCATTAAACGGAGAAGAGCTTTCTGATGTTATGGATATTTTCTATAATGATATGAAGCATTGCAAATTTATAGTTGCTCACAATTTAAAGTTTGATCTGCCTATTGTTGAATGGGAGTTTCGCCGATTAAATAGACCTTTTGATGCTAATGTTTTAAATGAATTAACCGGTTTGTGTACAATGGAACTAACTAAGGATGTCTGCAGAACCAGAAAGAAAATTGGATCTGGATTTAAGAATCCTTCATTAAAAGAATTATATCAATATTTATTTTCACAAGATTTTCCTGGAGCTCATAGAGCTATAAATGATGTAAGAGCAACCGCTGATTGCTTTACTGCATTAATTGATAAGAAGTTAATAAACAAAGAATTAGATAGGATTTTAGTAAGATAATTCAGGATAATTTTCTATCTATTCAATCGCCTTAAATAAGAACTTATTAAACTTGAATAAGCTAAAAAAAAAGAGGAAAGACCTCTTATGGAATAGGTTATACCCATTCCACAAAGTCTTCCCTCATAGCCTTTGTACTTACCTCATCCTCTGAGGCGAAATACGTCCTACAGGAGCAGGTTCTACAGTTGCACTTTTGTGAACTACAGTTGCAGTCATCATAATCTTCCGAGGTTTTTAGGTCGTGGTACATGCATGGCTTGATGCATGTACATTCTGTTATATTGTTATAACCATAATGGTGCACTTGGCAACCATACGAATTTATAAATTTTCCTAACATTTTTTTCTCCTGGTTTTAACGTCTTGAACCTGACATTATTCTTAAGTACTTATACCAGAAAAATGATACAAATTGATATGGTTTCACCGTTTTTCACCATTTTTGAATAAGCTAAAAAAAAGAGACCAAAGGCCTCAAAGGAGAATTTATCCTGCTATTATGAAAAGCAGGATATAAAATACCGCAAAAAACAATAAGAGCATTAAAGCTCCTAGTGTTTTTTGCAGTAATTCTTTTAGGGTGTGGGGTTCACCCAAAAAATTAATATACAAGACCCCAGGCTTTCTAAGCCTTTTTTTCATATTTTTTTCCTCTTAAAAATATTCTCTAAATACTTATGCCGAGAAAATTATATGAATTAACTTTTGTGAGATTTACATGGAATATTAAATATATTTATTTAGTATTTTGTATTCATCTTCAGTTATATATTTTACTTCTTTTACTTTAACTGCGATTTCCCCGCAATGAAAATAAAAATAATCAGTTAAAGAGAAGGAAATGTTATCTATAGGTTTTAAATAATCATCTTTTGAAACCAGATACTCATCTGCTGCTCCATAAAACTCAGATGCATATTTTCTTGCAAATGCATAAATGTTTGTATTTGAGGAGCCTGTATGCAAGGATATTGCTTCAAAGCTATATTCACCATGTCGTATCTCAAGTTTGATTAAAAAGTAAAATATTGGCATTCCTTTAACCAAGCCATATTTTATTTTTAGATTTATTTTTCTTTTTAGAATCAGATTGAGAGCGTGAATCTCTTAATCTTTTTTCCATCTTTCTCTGTCTTTTTTCTTTTTCCTTCTTTTCTGCCTTTTGAAGATTTTCATTTATTTTATCAACTGTTTCATTAGATAAATGATGCTCATAACTATTCTTATTATTAACAGATTTAATTGGTCTGGTGCTAAATGCTCCCATCATTAATGGTAAATATGCTGACAGTATATTTGTACCTTTCATCTTTTTTTCCTTTATTTAAAAAATATATTCTTCCAAGCATTAAGATATCTTTCATTACTTTCAATAAATTCTTTTTCGGTTTTAAATTCTTGTTCAAGTTCTATTTCGGAATTAAATTTATCTTGTTTTATTTTTTCTTGTTTTTCTATATCTTGTTTTTCTTCCTCTGTTAATTCTCCTATTTGTTCTAGTACTCTCAGGAACCAAAATATTATACTTCTATATTTAGAACCTTCCCATTTAATATCTGTATTCTTCATGTATGAAGGAATCCTGTGAATATTAAGTAAAAACAATGCGATGAAGACAAACGGAATGAGCATTGTCATTTGATACATTACAATGATAGGTAAATACGGATCTCTTGCGTTGTAATATATAGTTATACCTAACTCAGCAAATAAACTAAGCATCCAAAATTCAGCGATCTCTTCGTAATTTAATTCTCTGAGCTTAAGGCAAATAATTCCAACCAATAAAGGTAATAAAAAACAATAAATTAAAAATACCATGTTCCTCCTTTTAACATTTAAGTTCCCGTGCTTCCAAATCCTCCTCTGCCGTTTAGATTTAATACACTATCATCTGTTCCGGAAAACTCTTCCCATTCTTCATCAAGAATTGGAACCCACTCAATGCATAGCTGGCAAATTTTATCTCCGAACTTTATTGTTACAGCTTGATCTGTATCATTAACCATGATTGCCATTGATTGATTGTCCCAGATAGGATCAAGTGTCCCGAATTCAGTTTTTATACCTTTTGATGCTAAACCAGATCTGGGTCTTAGTTGAGCGGCAAGTGTTTGTCTGATTATTTTTCCGTTCGAATAAAATTCATAAACCTCATTATCGAGAGAATGACTGAACCCTAATTTAATAAGTTCTCTGCTTCTCGGTCTTATTGTTTTAAAATAAGGCTCTCCTTTTTCGTCAACAATAAAAGCAAAGCAATCATAGCCGGTGTCTTTATTGCCATGAGCCTTTACTGGTTTAAAACTTACGCCATGACAGTTAAGGTATCGAAATTTAATATGAGTATTATTTAATACCGTTAAGAGTGGAGGGGATTTAATTGGAATTAAGCCAGATTTAATACCAATATTTAAATCATTGAAGGCATCCATGCTGAAGTCTAAATCTATTTTTTCTTCTAATGGTTTAAATTGATCGGGATTGACACTATCTAATACTTCGTCCATAGCATTGTTGATGACATTAGAAAGATTGCTTGCTTGTTCTTTTATTTCTGGTTTTGTGTTTATTATTTGAGCTTCAGGTATATTTATCTTTAACTTTGATTCCTCAGGTTTTTTATAAATATCCACTTCTTTTATTTCATTAAATTCATCAACTTCAAATAATTTAAAAGCTGGTTTTGAGACCTGAGGTGTTACCTCGGATGATGTTTTTATTAAAGGCTGTTTTAACCATTGAATTATTTCATTATAAATATCCGGTTTATTTACTTTTATAGTTTCATTTATGTAATCAATAAGTTCAAGTTCATAAAAAGGTAGTTTAATTTGAACATTGGATACTTCACCTCTATTATTTATAAAAGTTTTTTGATTAAAATATTCTTGAATTCTTTCTTTGTTTTTTATGATTTCATCATTAGTAAGCATATTTTTTTCCTTTTAAAAATTTAAAATTATATTTCTGTTCTTTGTTTAATGCTCTGAGACAGTGTTTTCTCATCCGCATAATCAAGCTCTGTCCCTATAGATAAACCGGTTGCCGGTTTGGTTATTTTGTAATCAGGCAAGATGGTTTTGATGTAGTTTGTTGTATCTTGAGCTTGACTTGAATCGTCAAATGCTAATATTAACTCTGAAACGTCAATTTCCTGCATTCTTTTTAACAACTCAATCAACTTTATATGTTTAGGGGTTATTCCTTCTCCTATTGAGATATATCCATGAAGAACATGATAAGTTCCCTTAAAAACTTTAGTTAATTCTAAATGCTCAATATCCTTAGGATCAGATACAACACATATTATACTTTTGTCTCTTTGAGGATTGTTACATATTTCACATATAGGGTTTAGAGAATAATTAAAACATATTGAACATGTTTTTACTTTCTCTTTTAAAGATAAAAGCATTTGAGCAAAATCATCTGTATATCTTTCAGGTTGTTTTATTAAAAAATAAGCAAGTCTCCTTGCTTTTTTATCTCCTATTCCTGGCCAGTTCGATAGTTTATCGGCTAATTCATTTATTAATCTCATTATTTCCAACCTGTAACGTAGCCGAATTTAACTGTTCCTCCTCCATAAAAGTCCTTCAGCTTATCAATTGCATCAGAAAATGCTAACGAGAAATTTCTGATTGATCTCTCTATTTGTTCCGGGGTTATTTCTATTTCAACTTGTTCTGATTTGGGATGGTCGAAAATAACTATACCCTCTGACGAGGTATTTGGTAGCCAGAAAATCTTGTTTTCTTTTTGAATTGAACATTGATCATGTTTGGATAAACTTTCATTTATTTCATAAACATCGAAAGCGAACTCTTGATTATCTACTACTTCTAGGTAAGCTCCTAAATAGATTGTTTTTTGATTCATGTTTCCTCCTGTGTGTTTTTTGTGGTTTATATATTACCTTTATTTTAACATTAATCACTCCATTTGATAATGGAGCTAATTTAGCAAAAGCCCCCTTTGATAAATCAAAGTTGTTTCTATCAAAGTTGCCTCTGTCAGAAATTTTCACCCTTATTTTCCTATACCCCCTTGATACTTCAACTATAGTACCAAGCGGTAAAGACATATGGGCTGCATACTCATATTTCTGGTTTTTGGTTTTGTATTGATAAAATTTTTTACCATTAGCCATATTTCTTCCAATAAACCAGTCATGATAAAACGTTGCCGTTTCCGCTTTTGCTATTGAACAAGATAAAACAATTGGCAACATTATTATGATTTTTTTCATATTTCATCCTTTTTAGGGACTATATTTTATTTTCCCTTACTAATTTACACAATATTAACAACATTTGAGCAAGTTCGTTTTCACCTTTTTCCTTTCCATAATAAATATCCATCTCGTATATACCGGAATATACTGTCCCGTCTGTAAAAGGGACATTTTGATGGATATAAGATGCTCTTATTATTTCAACTTTTTGGTTGGTGCCTAGCAAGAGCCAGTCTTTACCATCAAGCTTCCCATCTTTATTTATATCATAAGGTCCAGCTGAATTTTTACTAGATATGTAGGTTAATCCAACTAGGATTGTAATTATTGATATAAGAGAAAATATCATTACAGAAAATAATAATTTTCTTATTTTTTCTAATTCCACTTTATTCTCCTTCTTTTAACTCTAATAAATGTCTTTTTTTTATAAGTTCATCAAGTAATTCTGATATGCTTAATTCTTGCAACCTTTTTTGTTCTCTATACCATAGATTTAATTTAACATAATTTTCATTTTTTGAAACATAAAACCAACAATGTTGAGCTTTTGTTATTTTTTTTCTGAGGAATTTTTTCAAAGAAAAAGAATCAACTTCAACTTTAATTCCTTCCGGAATATAATGCAATGGATTTTGAATGAAATGAAAATAATCATCAAATGTTTCTGCGGAAATTATTAATTTATCTCCCATATATAAAGTGATTATATCTTTGTCTAAAAAATCATTCCTCCAATCCCATTCAAATGCATTGTACTGATTTTCTTTTATGTTTATTATTTCATCCTCATTTTTTTTTATTAAAAAAACATGGATACCATTTTTGGGTTCGTACTTAATAAGGCTTACATTATTTATTAAAGACGTTCCAATTATTTCCATTTTACCTCATATTAAGCTATACTATTTATAATTTCTTTCACTAATTCTTTTTCCATATCAATTAAAAATATTCTGGCTTTTTCATTAGTATTCGTTTTAAGTGAGTAATCATATTCCTTGAGTTTTTTACTCACATCATCACTTTTATATACAAAAATAGATGAATATAATCTCATGCTTTCTGGTGGGAATATTGATAAAACAATATGAGTGCACTTCTTGTTTTTCATTGATTCAAAAAGGTATCTTTCTATTTCTGAGATATATTTAGGCTCATGATCTAAAAAGTATGCTATTAATTTCTTTTTTATTTTATTCATTTTCAACTTTCTCCAAATGTTCTTTTCTTTCTTTAAGGACTTTTATATATTCTGCTACTTTGGGTTTTTCTAGGCATATAAATTTTTCACGCACTATCCTTAGTTCATCTAAATTGGATGAGTTTAAAACATCTTTTATTGCCATATCTATTAAAATATTCTTCCAATCTTTGTCCCCTAATTTAAATAAAGCTTCTTGGTATTCATTTTTTAATTTTTCTAATTTTTTTTTTATTGAAGATGTTTCATTTAAATAATCAGAAAAATTCCAGTCCGGTATTTTTTCGCCTTTCTCATCTACCGGATGCGGTTTTGGGTTTGTTTTTGTTACCTGCTCTGGTAAAACCTTATTAGTGTCAATGGTAGGGAATCCTAATTTATACAAAAAATCACCGATTCCCCAAGCTGATGCTGCTCTTTTAAATGAGTTTGTCATGAGAGATTTCTCTTCAAGCTCTTCTCGTTGGCCAGAGTCTCCAGCATCTTCTCTCCAAATCCACTCTCCTTTTATTTTTATTCCAATGCTACATGAAACAATTGATTTGTCTTTCTCATATATGAAAGAAGAGTGTTTTCTTTGCCAGTTACCTCTCCCTATATTGTTATTAAGAATATCTTCAGCTGTTTCTTTTTTGAAATAAGCAACACATCTTGCTTTATTCTCGTATTTATCGAAACTCTGTATTCTCCACTTAGGTGGAAATACTTCTGTCAATTTGAATAAATCCAATTCCGTTACTTCTTTCAATCATTTACCTCCTTTTTTAATCCATAAGTCTATATACCCCTCATCTCCTATTATAGACATATGGTTTAATTGTATTATTATAAGACAATTATCTTTTATCTTTTCCAGACAATATTTATTTAATTTCTTGATATTATGATGGTTCACAAATGAGAATGATTCATCTATTTCATAGCCCGCTTCATCTCTTGGGGTTACAAAATTTGCGGGAAATTTTACTGATTTATTGTATGGTTTATATTTTTTACCATCTATTTCCACACAATCATCATTATCTTTTCCGTAATATTCTTCTCCGAATATTTCCGGTTTAGAGAATTCACCTTCTTCCATTCTGTCATTTACACATTTTAGGCATTCACGATAATAACCTTCCTCATCAATGCTTCTGAAGTGAGTCGTCCAACCGCAAGAAGGATCTTGTTCACATATATATCTATCACATCCCTCACAATATTCATATCCAAAATCTTTGGAATATACATGACCAATGAAGCAGTCATAAAAGAAATCGTTTAAGAAATAATGCACTTCTGGATTAACTTGATACGGTCTATCAAATAAATCAGCCGGATAAGCTAATTCTTTAAATAACCATAAACCGGTTTCATTACAAGTCACCTGATCTTCTGGATTTTCTAATTCAATTTCTTCCGTGTTAACTTTAAATATATATCCACTATAAGTTAAACTTAATTCATTGGTTTTTGTATTCATTAGATCGGGAACTGATAATCCAGTTAAAGCTAAAATATAATTAGCTATATCTGATTTAAGCGTCCCTTTAGGGAAAGAAACATCAGGTATAGAGTCAAACCACATATTATATTTAGTATGTTTACCATTAATAAATATGCAGTCATCATTAATGGTTTCGCCTAATTTCCATTCATAGGGATGGCATCTGCTAATTTCTCTTCCTAAAACCTTACAATCTCTTATTCTGTTTTGATATTCTATTTTTTCTTTTAATTCAGAAAGCTCATCTAAATTAAAATAATTTAAAGATTCTTCTAATGGAACATGGAATTCCATTATATCTGAGCTATTTCTGTATGACATCTTTAATGTTATTGTTTTTTTCTTAATATTATCCAAACAATTTACCCTCCCTTCTTAACCACCTGAAACTTTTATCAGAATAAAAATCACTTTGATTAAAATGTTTATTCCAATCATCAGTATTTCTTTTAAGCTCTTGCTTTTTACTCAATTCATTTAATGATATTTTAACTGAATTTTTTTTTGACAATTTTGTTTTCATTACCTTTTTGAGTAATGCATGTGAATCACTTACACTTACACATTCATAGAAAGCGTACTTATCTTTCTTATTGAATTCTTTAAGTAGAAATCTATTACCTATTTTATTGTTCATCGGAAGTCTCCGTATCATCTACCTCATTGTAATTATCAACCCGGCAGTAATAATCCGAATTATCAGGCTCTTCATAATGTCTATCACGGAACTCTTTCTCTCTTTCAAGATCCTGAAGTTGTTCTTTATTCATTTTTTCTACCATTAGATTTATTTCTATTTGAATTTTTGTATTTAACTTTTTTAAAATCTGGTATTCATTTAGTTTATCATTCTTAATTAATTCTTTTATTCTACCTGATAACTGATTTGATGGGTTGAATTTATGAATATTTCCGTATCCATCAGTTATGTTTATTTTAAACTTAAGGGTTTGTCTATCCAAGATGGTTAAATAAAAATTATCAACATTAAACATTAAAGTACTTATCCCTTTTTACATTCTTAAAATATCTTTTCTAATATTGGTAAATTAGTATACCAATTTAGTTTAGATAAAAATTCTTCATCGTACATTATTCTTTTTTCTAATAAGCTGTGATCGTAATAATCTAATTTTTCTTTTGATGATATTTTTGATTCAATCTTATTTCCTTCATCTGGAGTTAATACATATTTTTTATTATTATATTCAAGTACGTAAAAAATATAAGGTTTTTGAATCTGAGCAAGTGCTTGAAGTGTGCTTATTTCTTTCCATAATTTTCTTATATTATTTACATGCATTTCTCTATCTCTGTTTACTATTCTTTCTTTATAAAATTTAGAAATGCCATAATTTATTATGTTTTCCGGTGAGGGGTTTTCAGGAAATGGTATCTTTTCTTTAGGGAAATTCTTTTCCAATTTTCTTTGCATGAACTTGAATTCTTTCTTTCTTCTGTTTATTTCTTTGGCTATTATTATTCTCGAAACCAAATCTAGTTTTTTCATAAGACTCTCTTTTACTTATTCCTCATTATATAACTTGAATATATCGCCTTCTCTTTTTACTTTATAACCTAATTTTTTTAGGTTATTTATAAATTCATTGAAAGGCGATTCACTTAGTAAAACTATACCAACCTTTATGTCATTAGATTCCTTTGATTCAATAATTAAATTTTCTAGCGATTTTTTCTTTTCAGTATGGCTTCTTATTTTGTTTTCATTTATTGATATTGAGTTACTACCTCTATAATTCTGCTCAACGGAATGTTCAATAATTCCGTCCTCGCAATCATCTTCATCCACACATCCGTATCCGGACATTTCATCTGCGAAGCATACAACTAAATGCTCTTGAGCTTCCGCTTCTTCTTTATTAAAGACATCATTAAAGTCCAACGAAGCTAATGCTTTATCCATCGCCTGTTGTGGATTATCAGCCTCGACATTTATGGATACCCGAACTATAGGATATGAATGGATTCTGTATTTCATCTTATTATCTCTCCTAATCTTTTTGTAAATATGAAATAGTTAAATAAAAAAATCACATCTAGTGTGATGTGATTTTTTTATTTTAGTTTTTTTAGCTTTAACAAAAGCTCGTTCTCTTTGTCTTCGGACAAGGAAAATGAGCTTTCCTTGCATTCTTTTTCTTTAAGAGGTTGAGCTTCATATGCCTGAAGATCTTGAAGATCAACTTCTTGAAGAATGGTAACGGAGGAATCTTCTTCAGGTGAAGCGTATTCTTCCGCTACGAGAATACAAGGCTCTGCTACTTTCCCGCAGGAGTTTCCTCCTTCTTTTCAGTAGATTCGGACTGTATCTTTTGGAGATATTCTTTTACTGAATTTGCAGCTCCAGCAGCTGCCCCTATCGCAGCTTTAGCTGTTATTTTTCCTAGCTCGCTGAAAAAGCCAAAGACAATCCCTCCGCCTGCAATGGCAGCCCCCGCCATTGCTATTTTTTTTCTCTTGGAATCTTCAGGATTTACCCCTGGGGCTAACAGCTCCTGAGTTATGTGTCCTGATATATTTTGGTTTAAGTTCATTTCAAAAGCTGGGGCCTGAATTGGGGCAGTTTGTTTACCTTTTCCTATAAAGTTTGATTTTAGAAGTGACATAATATTCTCCTTTTTTATATATAATAGAGGAAGTTCTCCTCTTCAATATACTTATGCCGGAATATACTTTTAAATTAACCTTATATCCCCTCTTCCACTATATTACCGTTTTCTACCGCTGATTTATACAGTAATTCAACGGATTCAATTACTCCATAACCGGTTAGATAGTTAAACTCTTCCTTTAAGTTGTTTGATATAAAATCTTGAAGCTCCAGAAAATAAAAAGAATGAGATTTATTTATGTAATTAATTAGGATATATTCTGGTATTGATTTATTAACAAAAAGATTAAATAGATGGTTAAGAATATTGATTTTATCCATCTAATTTACCTGCATTAAATAATTTGAACAAATTTGATTTAGTTATTTTAACCATTACTACTCCTGTTTTATATTTACCACCTATGTAACATACATATAATGCTCCTTTATGGATAAAGGTTACAGTTAATTCTGATGGAAATTGACCGCCTACTAAGTTGGTTTGTTCTTGATAAATTAAAATATCACTTTCTGGAGAAAAATCATTCTCATCTATAAATTTAATAAACTTCTCATGCAATTCTCTATTTGAAAAATAAATTGATGATAGGTATTTAATCATTTATCTTATAATTCCTGTATTCTGTAATTATTTTTTCCGAACTTCCTTATTTTCATAGATGGGATTCCATCCATTTCAACTATTCCTTTATTTATTTTCGCTACGTGAACAATTTCATTGACCGTCATATCCTTGGCTTTTTTTATTATATTCTCTACAATGTAAATTTCACTCTGCTCCTCATTAAGTTCTGATGCATAGACCCCTGTTCCAAATTTAATCCCCTGTATCCCTGAATATACGATTATGATTTGATTTTTACCTGTCTGAACGTAGCCTTTAATGCATTTCTGTAGAGCTTCCGTGTATAGTTTTTGAATTTCTGGATTTATTTTAGAGCCCTTAAAGTCTGGTATGTCGTCTTTATTTTTGAATACTGTTTCAGTTATTTTTCCCATTGCAGGTCCGTTCATGGCAACTATAACTTCTGATGAAATATTTTCTGATTCTTCATCTGATCTTCTTTCTTTTTCATTTTGCATTTTTTGTTTTACCTTTTTTATAATATTATTTTTTAACTTTATTTTGATTGTAGAAGTGGAAGAATTTGATTCTATTCACTTCATTTATTGATAGCTTATCGGGTTCAAAGTCACCCAATTTAACATTAAGTTCATTGTTCTTGTGCATCTTTATTATTGCTGCATGAGCTTTAATTGATGACTGGTCTGATAATGCGGCATTATATCCATTTAGTTTTTGTTTAACTGTATATTTAACAATCAACGAGGTTGCATCACCTCTTGTTTTGGGTATATCTTTACAACCCAATTCATTTAACAGTTCAATTTGCTTATAGGAAGGTTCAAGATCTCTCCAATTTGAGTCTCTTGATATAAGAGGAATAGTTGTTTCTTCGATAAATCTCTCAACCTCTTTTTCTGCAATACTTATACACCAATCAAAAGGCAGGTCGTCAACTAATGTCTCAATTTTATCTCTCCAACTTTGGCTATAGTATCTCTTTATTCTCCAAGAATTAAAGTCTTCGCCTGCTTTTTCGATAACAAGAAAGCCTAATTTATCATTTCCCATAGTAAGAACAAACTTACCATCAACATCAACCCATTCAAATTTTCTTCCATCTTGAGTATTTTCCAGTGATATATTTTCTTCTTTGGCAATTAGACTTAATACACTATCTATTTCTTCTGGTATTTCGGGTATTTCTAATCCTAAATCTTTTAATTTAGCTTTAGCCTCCTTATCTTTTTTAGGTTTTTTTCCAAAAAGTATACCGAGTTGGATTAATCTGAACTTCTCTGAGTTTCCTACTAGGTCAATTATTAAGGCATTTTTCTTGTTTGGGTGTAATCTCAAAGCTCTTCCTACCGCTTGGATATAATAAGTCTCTGAAAGAGTAGGTCTTGCCATTAATATTGCCGACAAACTCGGTAAATCCAATCCTTCTGACATTACATTTACAGAAAATAACACCTTTATTTCTCCTGATTCAAGTTTATTATACAGAATATCTCTTTCTTCTAAAGGTGTTTCACCTATTACGACATCAGATTTCACTCCTTTATTCCTAAATAATTCATTTAAACTTTGAGCGTGTTTTACATTAACACAAAAAACGGCTGTTTTTCTATCTTGGCAATGTTTTTCCCAGGCTTTATATGTCTCTTCCATATTTTCTGGCTTCATCATTTGTTCACAAAGAGATTTTTCCTGAAAGTCTCCTTTGTATTCTTTAACCTTACTAAAATCTATTTCAAGATTTACTTTAATGCCCTTTATGTCACATAAATATTTATTTTTTATACCATCAAATATGGTATATCTATATATAACTTCACCGTCATTTTCACCTAATCCATTTGGAGTTGCTGTTAATCCGAGTTTATATCCATTAAATTTACTTAATACTGAAGCCCATTCGTTTCCAGAGTAATGATGGCAATTATGAACTAATATGTTGTTAACGAAGTAATTATTATTATCTTCCACCTCTATATTATAGACATAACCGTCTGGACACATTCGTCTATATTCTCTGTTACTTGGCGATTTGAGAATCTTAATACTTTCCACCCTAACTGTTTGAGTAATTGTTCCTTTCTTTTGTCCTGTTGCTTCCTTGCGAATGAGTTGTGGCTCCCTCCATCTACTTCTACCGCTATCATTAAAGATTGATTTGCTATATCTATTTTGTAACAACTTGGGTACTGTTCCCCATATTGTTTTATCTTTGACACGACAAATTCTTTTGTCCATCCTTCTCCTAATTTTTCCCACAGCTTTTGCTGAGGGATAGGTGAAGGTTTTCCATTTCCACCTTGAATTACAGGCTTGTGTTTTATGTTTTTTAAAGATTCTTTTGATTTTAACCTTATTTCTTCTATAAACATTGGGTTCTGTTTTTTCATTCTTTCGGAAATAATATCCCTTCTTTTTAAATTTGTTTCTCTCATTTTCTGAGATCTTATTTGTTTTCGCATTATTTTTTGGCATTCTATTGAACAATAAGCGTAACCTAGATCTTTGTACATTTGTTCGCTTATTCCGTAGTTTACTTTCTTTATATGTGGCTGTAGACTTGTTTCCGCTTGGCAGTGATGACAAAATATTTTGTTCATATAAGAAATCTCCTTTCTTTAGTTTTTTAGCCTTAATATAATAGTAACCATTCCAAAATGGGTGATTTGGTGTTGAGTAAATGGTTCCGTTACTTGTTATTATTTTTAATAAAATTTTACTTTTATTTTTAAATGTTGATGTAATTTGTTTTTTTTCAATTTTATCAGTATTATGATTGTATGAATTAACATAATCTCCAACTTTTAAATCTTTAATTGCCTTACCGTCAATTAAAGTTGAGCCTATAAAACATTCATCGGTTATTATTAATTCATATGGCCCATGATCAATCACCTGTTGAAGTCTTCTTTCTCCTAACAGGGTTTGAATGGATGCTATTGTTATTTTATTTCCAAGTAAATTTTTTTCAGCTTTTACTATTCCGTATGATATTTCAGGATTAAAGAATAATAATTTTTGAATAAATTGATTTACTAATTCATTTTTGTGGACTAATATTAAAGTTTTTACATTTAATCTACTTATAACTTCATTTGCAAGAACTGTTTTACCTAGCCCTGTGGCCATATAAACAATTCCCCCCGGTTCTTCTTGATTATATGACTGTATTATTTTTTCAGCGCATTCTATTTGATAAGGTCTAAGATTTAATTTATCCTTCACTTTCTGTTTCCTTAATAATTTTAATGCTATCAATTGTTATTTTAATTAACTCATCAAGAAGTTCTCTTTTTTCAGACTGATCTTCAGTTATTTTGTCTAAATGGTGTTTAGCTTTAATTGAATTGGGAGATGTTTTTTTATTTTTATTATTTTTTTCTAACAACTCAATCACTGATTCAAGTCTTTTATTTAAAGATTCACTTTTTATATTTTTCCAGAAACAGATTCCTAATATTTGACCGGTTTCTTCATCTACATTGAAGGCTATTCTTTTTTGCATGATAATATCAGTAATTGTTGATATTAAAGAAAAGGTTGATAAACCCTTTGTGTTATCTTCATTACTGGCTATTACTATTTGATCATCTTCATCCTTCATTTTCATTACTAAATCAGGTTTTTCAAATGGAACAAATTGATTGAAGTCTAATTCATAGAATTTATGACTATGTTGAAATAATTCATTAATTACTGAAATTAAATAATTACCTTGTTTATCAAGATATTCCTTTATTATTTTAGTTTTGTCAATTGGATTGCTATTTAGTTTCAGTAAAGTGTTTTGAATTTCTTCTAACTTAACCTTATTAATTATATTAAATCCGGATTGTTTTAATCCGGTAATTAAATTTTCAGCAATATCTTCTGCTATTGAATCAAAGATATCACCCGGTAAACCTGAATTTTTTATATATGAAGAACTTATCAATGTATCATATATAGATGTCTTTATTTTCAATTCTTCTTCAGAAAATTTATTTTCACTCTTATTTTTTTTTTCTAACTTTACCTCTTCATTGGATTCAGTCTCAGAAAATTTTTCTATATTTTTTTTTTCTTCTATTTTATCTTTCGATTTATTCTTTTTTCTTTTTGATTCTTCTTGACCGTGAACTTTAACCATTATTTATCCCTCATTTTTAATATCTGTTCAATCAAAGATTCATAAACAGGAACACAGCTACTATTACTTGCCTGACGATAACCTTGAAGTTTAGTTCTAGGTCTATTAAAATCATCAGGAAAACCCATTAACCTAAATACCTCTAAAACAGTTAAAGCTCTTAATCTGTTTTTTACTAAAAAAATACCAAAGTCGCACCTATTTTGTTTTAAAGACATCTTACCTGTAAATGATGGAGATAACCCATCTACAGAATATACCTTGTGATTATTTTTTAAAAAATTTTCTGATTTATCTGTTAGTGATTTATCTGTAGATTCAATTATTTCATTTAACAATAATCCATCATTAATATTGAGTTTAATATTTAAGGTGTCTAAGATTTTATTTGATATTTTTTTTTTCAACCAAATACTACTGTTGGTATTTTCACATACAGGATGTAAATCTTCTAATATATCCTTAACGAAAATATGCTTTTTTTTAGGGTTGGGAAATGTGAATTTATTATTTTTCACGCCAACTATATATAATCTTGATTGTCTTAAGGGTGTTCCAAAATCACAGTTCTTAAGTGTTCTCCAGCTTATTCCATAATCTAAGGCATTTTCATTTGGGAACATTGATAATTGACCTTCAAATTCCGTTCCTAAATAATCCAAAAAATTACCAAACACGCTTTGATGTTTAGATAAGTTTGCTATTTTAGGGGTATCTTCTATTATAAAGTAATCTGGTTTTTTTGCTTTAAGATAATCGTGTATTGATTTAAATGTTTTCTCTCTTATATATTCAAATTTTTTTCTGGAAAAATCTCCAGGCATATTATTTGGAATTGTTGCCATAAATAAATCAACATCTGGTAATTCGTTCCAATCTGAGGAGATATTAAACCAGTCGTTGTAAAATTTAAGCGGGAAATAATTATTGAGATATGTTGTCCTAAAAAATCTATCTATTTCACAAGCAAATTCTATTCTATATGGTATATTTAAATTCTTAACAGCTTGTTCTTTGGCTCCTATACCAGAAAATGCAGTACCTATTTTAAGTATATTTTTGTTCAAAATAATTTCCTCCGTGTGTATATTGTAATTATAATCATTTTATTCAAAAAATAAAACCCCTTACATAAAGGGGTTATCGCTGGTAGATTTCAGAATAAAAATTTATTTAAATGGATTTCTTTTAAAATATTCGTAAGCCGAGTTGTATCCATCTCTTATCATATTTCTTATAATTTCTTTATTGAATGAAAAATCAATGTTGTTATATTGACTTTCAACTGTAATTAAGTTGGCTTTTGGTGCGCTATTAATATCATTTTCCTCATTGTCAAATGTTAGGCAATTTGCTATGCATCCGGAATATTCTCCAAAATTTCTAGGCTCTTCTTTAACTTGAAATGGAAGTGTTTTAAATGAAATTGTTTTACTGGTATTACCAAAAAAAGATATTGGATTATTTCTTTTCATTCCACCATCCCCATGAATTTCATTGTTTATTTTCACATAATTAAATACAAAAGGGATACTCATTGAGGCTCTTATTATTAAAGGTAAATCAATTCCGTTGCTATTAGTATAATTCCAGTAAACAGTTTCTTGTGTCCTTATTTTTGTAGTAACAAAAACTGATGGTATCTTTAAGTCGGAAAAATTTTTCGGTAAAATTTCTTTTAAAAAGGAATGTATCTCATCTCCTTTTATTAATCCAAAACCATTAAATATATCTAAGTTTAAATCTTTTAATTTTGGGAAATCTAAGTTTTCTAAAATATTATTCAACTCATCTGATTTTATACCGGAAGCTATAGCTGCACCCATTCCAGATCCGCCGGATACCCCAATTAATTTATCTATTTTAAAATTAAAGTCAGTAAGGTAATGATACAATCCTGCATAATAAGGAAACAAGGTACCTGAACCCGGTAATACTAAATTAATATTTTTTTGTTTTAAAATTAACATTATGGAATATCCGTTGCATTTGGATCGTATGTTAACATCGTACACATTGTATCTTTTAAAATCTGATCCATAAAATTATAATTACTTGAATTTATAGCATCAAGCAACGGTTGACCAACGCTGTCAATGTATAATTCTTTATATGGCTTTAATGAAGCCAAAAGAGTTAATGAGTTCATTAATCCTTGCTCTCCATAATTTTGAGATTGATAATAAAGTAAATAAGCTTCAACATCATTAATTATGTTTGAGCGCCTAGATTGCATTTCAATTCTAGCCTCATTAAATGAATAAACTTTCATTATATTATTTTTAGAAACACCAATACTTCCGTTCGACATATACCAGTCAATATCGGTTAGTCTATACATAACTAATCCGGTGATAGGTTGCCTTATATACCTTCTTCTTTCTTTTACAGCTAAGTTTGAAAATGTATTTGTTTGAACATTGTAATTTTTATAGTATTCAATTTCTCTTAATTCTCCTTTATGGTCTCCGGTTCCTAATATTCTTTTTTTTACGCAATCCATTATGTCATAATCTAGTTCTCTAGGATCTTGCTGCTTATTAGTCAATACATACACTAATGGAGATGAATCATGATTTAACCTAATTTGTTCTAAATCAGATAATTCCTGTTCAGTCAACTCGTTATTGAAGTGAATATTTATTATTTCATTTTCTGTTCCAACATTTTCTCCTCCGCAATGAGCATATTTACTATCTAATCCAGGATTAGATTTTATTGATAATTGAAGATTATCAAGATTTATTCCATTATTGAATTGATTTATTTGATATGTTATTATCATGGTTCAACCTTTAATAAAGCTAATATCCTATTTCCCATAGTACCTGTATTAGCACTTACATTCCACATTGCCCTTACTTCATCTGTTCCGTTACAAGAGATAATATCCATTGTTACTGCTGTTGAGCGATCTGATGCGTTGCCATTTACAAAGGTTCTTTCTGAATTACCAGAAATTGCATCATTTTTGTATAAAGATATTTTTACAATTCTTCCGGCATTGCTATTTGTAACATCTGTCATAAATAAGCAAAGATATGTTCCAGCAGGAGGTATCTTAGACATTCCTGTTGCAAGTACAGGGGTCAACGATGTTGTTGTTATATTACCTGCAGCTGATTGAGAATAACATTTAGCTCTCCAGTTTCCTGTATCTAAAGCAAATGTATTTTCAGCTATCATTGTAAGAATTGAAAATGATACGTAATCTAAATTTTTTAAAGAGTCAATATTTGGATTCAATAAATCCGGAATATCTAATAACTGCCAAGATCCACCTCCATTACCATTCGCAACATAAACAAATCCAGCGTTTGCTGTAGATATTCCTTTTGGTTCATGAATACCGTCTGAATCGGTTAAGTTTTGATGAAATTTATTACCCATGTTCAATTATTTCCAAGTCATTATTAAATAATAAATCAAGAGAGTTTGATAATAATAAATTAAAATTATTTATACTATTTGCTATAAAACCAGGAAGTTGTTCCTCTCCATTTGAGGTTATAATAGTGCCAGATGGACCCAATGGAAAAGATCGAAAGGGAGTGTTAGATGCCTCTCCTGTAATTAGAATAGAATTAGGGGTTACTACAGATAACCCTGTCCCTCCCTGATCAGTAGGTAAAGCACCTGAGGTATCTACCCCTAATTCAATAGAGTGGTCTAATATTTGCTCTCCGTCAATTTGAGTTTCTGGCATTATTAAAACCTAATTAGTATGCTCCCATTATCGTAATAACATCTTTAGCTTTAGGCGCTCTCGTAAATGTTAGAGTTGTTCCGGAAAGGTTATAGTCAGCAGCATCTATAGCTCCGGGAGTTAATAATTGACCATTTTTAAATACCTGGTCAGTGTCAACTCCTAACGCATTTGTTATTGTAAATACTTTATTTGTTCCATTCTGAGTGCCTGAGGCAATAGAAGTTCTTCTGTGTATAGCAGATGCTGCTGGAGTAAAGTATTCAAGATCTGTTCCACCGGCATTAACTCTTAGCTGTTGAAGAGCTGTTCCCATGGCAAATCTTACAAATTTAGTTCCATTATTTTTAAGTAAATCACCAGCCGCTTGAGAAGTGTCGGTTATTGAGTTGTCTGTAGCATTAATGGTTTTATTTGTAAGAGTTTGGGATGAAGTTCTACCAACAACGTCAACTTGAGTTGCCCCGTCTCCGACTTGAAAATTTGTAGCAGATGAAGGGTTGTATAACACTTGAGCAATGGTCACTCCAACAACTTTACTTGTCCCTGTCCCATCATCGGTTAATGTTATAGGAGATACTGCGTTTTGAGTCAAGGCAACCTCAAAATTGTTTGCATCTACAACGTTTTGAACGTAATATGTGGTTCCGGTAACTAATGGAGCTGGTACGTCTACCCCAGTGAAACTTATCCCTTGATTAACTGATAGTCCATGATTAGTTAGCGTTATATAGGTCGGGTTAGTTCCAAAATCTGTAGTGATAACTTTATCACCAAGGACTTTTATTCCAGATCCAGTCGCAAGGGCTGTTGTCCCTCCTTTATTTACAGATATAGTCTTATCAGCAACATCAGTGTTTGTTGCATTTACTGTATCAACAACTCCTGTTACTGTAAGATTTCCTCCAATTACAACATCTCCATCTATAGTCTCAGAACCCTTATTGTGAACTGTTACTTGTGATGCACTACCGGTGCCTTTTTCATAGGTTATATCAGCGGCTCCACCAGCGCTTGTATCACCAAATGTAAATACTTGAGCTCTAGCTTGCACATCAAGATCTAATAACGTTTCTGCCATTTTTTTTATTCCTTCCTTAAACTTTAATATAAGCGCACGTTAGAATATCTGTGTTTTTTGGTGGGCGAACTAAATTAAAGCCATTTGTTCCTGTTTCAGTAAAGTCTCCATCTCTAGTTAATTTTTGTCCATTTTTATAAATCTGAAGTGTAAGGGGTCTATATAAATTAACTGTAAGAAAATCCATATTTACCCCATTTTTAAAACCAATTGGTACTTCATCATAAATCAATAAACTGAAATCAGAGCTTCCTCCTCCTCCAGAATTAACTGAGTCAGGATCTGTACATCTTAAAGGGGATAGCCCATTTATACTAGAAAACTCCATCCAGCCATTATTAAACCATTCTTGAACCTCGGAAGATCTATAATAAGCTCTTCTAAAGTCACAGAACTTAAATCTAAGTTCTCGTAATGTTGTAATTTGTTCTGGATAAAATATTTTAGTATCAATACCCAAATTCCTTGTGCTTTTATTTATTAAATAAAAGTCATGGGCTAATGGGTTTTCGGTAAAAATATCCACTTCATTTAAAACTCTTTAATTATACTAAGATTATTTTAACATTTTTTTTTAACATTATCATTGTTTTTTAAATAATATTACAAGCCCCTCCAGAGCAAGCTATTATTTCATTAAAATTAGTTAAATCATCATCTTCAAATATCTCGGTTAAATCAATATTATTTAAATGTTGGGATAATCTTTCATATTCTTCTTTACTACATGGCTCAAATGGTAGCTGTTTATAAGAATTATTATCAACCGGAAGCACTGTTAATCCATGGTAGTCATTTCTATTTTCCCACAACCATGAACCGGCTTGATCCCACTCATCATCTTGAAGGTAAACAGTAGCTGATACATTATGAAAGTTTTCACCGTGGTTATGTGACGGTCTTATCCATTCAAGATTGAATCTTTTGACTCTGTTAAACATATCAAGAGCTCTTACTTCTCTGTCTAATATTCCATTCTCCGGAGCTTTTTGAGGGAAATTTATGACAGCTGTATTTTCGGGATCATAAAATTCATCCTCAATTAACATTGGTAACTTTTCTTTTAAGTAAGCGTATATAGGCTCTGTTTTTGTTACACGAGCTCTTCTTATAAAATATTCAGACTCCCAATTTTTCATACCAGAAGTGGTTTCCATAATAATAGAAGAAGTCCCCCCGGGTTTAATTAAACAACTTCTCGCTGCAGGATTTATTCCTATTAGTTTCGAAACTCTTATATTTTCTTCTTTTGCTAACTTAGCCCCTTCAGATAGATTTATGTTTTCAAGGCGGCCGGATGCAATACCGGTGATTCCTATTCCAATTAAAGCATCTTCATCTGTTGTTTTTTTCCAGATATCCCTTAGGTATGTGAAGTCCGTGTAAGCAGCTTGAAGTGTATTTACAAATGAGGCTGCTACGCAAACTTTATTAAAGTGGTCTTGGTTTTCTATTAAATGACCATTTATCTCAACGAGATCGCAAAATGAAAAAGGTCTCAAAGACGCTTCCCCGCAATTATGAGCTATTATTCCCTCAACAACACCCCAGTGAGTATCATCATCCAATGAAAAATCGAATACCTCTTCATGTTCTGCTATATCATCTATTCTAATTACTTTTACACTTACATTATCAGTAAATGACTTTATTTCTTCATAAAGAGAGTCTATCGCTTTTACTTCGCCTCCATTTTGTTTTAAAAAAATATGCTCAGGAGTGCATTTTATTTGGACTTTATTATCCATTGTTAATTTTATTATTTTTTTTATTCCATTTGACCATATTTTACCAGGAACAATTTCATTATTTTTATTTACTAAATTAATAACTCCAACATTATCACCTATTGAAACGTAACCGTTTTCAGAAAGAATTTTAGTATCTTTAGCAAAGCATGGATTTGTTCCTATATTTTTATTATTGGTCCAATATATTCCAGGCTCTCCTGATTTATTTTTTTTAATCCCTTCCCAAAACTCAAAAAACATTCCCTCAGTTATTTCTTTGTAGTCGGCAATAGCTGAATTATTAGCTCTTGCAAAATGCGGATTTATCTCGTACCATTTTTCGCTCTTACAATTTCTCATCTTATGATCATCAAATGAAAATAAGGCAATCATTGAAGCTCTTCTTATACCTCCAGCTAAGACAGCATCAGCAATGTGGCAAAGTATACTATGGCAGTCAATTGGTTCAATTTCTGTACCTAAATTATCTTCATTCCTAGAAGCTATCTCAATTAATACTTCTTGTATTTTTTTAAGACATTTTTTTAATGGTTCTGGACCGGGAGCTTTTCCTCCGCTTGTTATTAATCTTGATCCTTTTTTCCTTATTTTACTAAAATCAAATATAGGTAAATCTCCTAGCCCAAAGAAAGCCTTCATTAGCTCATTTACAGCATCTGCCCATCCTTCAATTTCATCTGGAATGACAAACGCTTTTTCTTTACTGGGTTTAATTACCTTGGGCAACTTATTTACATGATGAAATTGCACTGAATAACCAAATCCAACACCAGATAAGAGAAGAAACATTGCTTCTGAAAAAACTTTGTAATAATCTATTGGAGCGTAGGAGCAATTAAATGCCCTTGCATTATTTTTTTCTATAGCTTTCCCTGAAAACTGTAGCATTCTCATTGCCGGTAAAAAGTTTTTATTGTAAACAAAATCTTTATAAATACTTTCAATATTTTGACTAAGATAAGGAAATTTTCTTTGATGCATTTCCTTGTTTCTAGTAACTGTTTCTTCAAATGTTTCCCTTCTTTTGCTTTCCGGTAGATAAGCTGCATATTTCATATAATGAATTACATTTGATAAAATTTTGCTGGAATTATTCATAATCCTCCTGAAAAAATATAATACACAGAATAAAATAGGAGAGCTCTGGAAATATCCAAACTCTCCTATTATTAATAATAAATTTAATCCATTAAAACCTTTTTGTCCTCTTAGGTATTAATATATTAGAAATATAGTTGCAGGATTTTTATTAAAACGGCGGGACAAATCCTGCTTCTTCATCGCTCATGTCTTCAAATTGATCTAAAGTTGATGATCTTTTCTTTGACGGTGAATTAAAATTTGACCTATTAGAAGTACCAGACTCAGATTCTTCTTTTTTATCTAAAACTTGCACTGATTCAACTTGTACATAAGTCTTATTTTTTTTATTACCATGATCATCGTTCCATTTGTCAACCCTAAGTGTTCCACTTACAGCTATTAAGCTCCCCTTTTTGGCGTATTTTAAAATGAAGTCAGCTTTTTTGTCCCATATTTTTATTGGCACCCAGTCGCTAATGTATTCTCCATTTTCATCTTTAAAACCACGATTTACTGCTATGCTAATATCAACAACTTCGTGATCTGCTCCTACTCTTTTTGCTTCAGGGGTTTGCCCTATTCTTCCAATTAGTGAAATACTGTTGTTTGAAGCCATTTTAAACTCCTATTCTTAATCTTATGTGTTTTAAATATTATATCATATTTAAAATCCAAAATCCTTCAAACTGAAATTTAACACATAAAATATATAATAGAAAACAATAATTGCTGCAATAATAGTTGATAAGGATTGAATACTGTCTTTTTCTTTTTGTCTTTTATTTATTTCTTTCAATTCTTTTAACATTTCTTCTTTTGTGTTATCGTCCATATTTATTTTCCTCCATTTTCATAATTTAACGAATATTAATGTTTTATTTTACCTATGATAATTTAATTGATTTATTATATAAATTTTCTTACCGATATTTTGTTTTAAATATGATAATAATTCACCTAAATCAACTACTCTGTCATTAATAATAAAATACAAATCGCAAATACGACTATGTTTTCTTATTTCAGATAGAATAGAACTATATTCCCCATTAGAAATAATGGCTCGATCGCATATATCAGAAATCTTAATCAAAGAATCTCTTATCCTGGTTTCTATTGTTTTTATATGCCTATTGTTTAAAGTAACACTCCAATGGTTATTCTTTGATAAATAGAAATCACTCCTAAATAAATTAATAATACTTTCAATATCAATTTTCTCCCATTCTTCAAGGTTTGTTATATAATCTGTAATAATTTTTTCATAAACATCAGGGAAGGTATCTGGATTTGTTAAATAATCCGCATCTATTTCTTGATTTAAATCATCTAAGTTGCTTAATTGATAAATTGGTCCTTGCATATGTTTTTAATTCCCTCTTCTCTTAATTGTTTTAATCTTGCCATTAACATTTCCGCAAATAATTCATCTGGTATCCCGCCATAATTTCCAATATGAATAAAATCATTAGCTTCAATTACAACTGAATGTTTAGCTTGAGAACCTGAAAATATTGTATTTTGAAGGGATTTAGTTACCATTACATTGTTAATAACCCCAATGTCAATTGTAAATGCTATTGGTTGACTTACGTATTGTGATATTATTCTTTTTACAAAGTCTGGATCTGGCAGAAAAGTACAATCTCCTAAATAATTTGCACAGCCAACTATTTGCTTCTTGAAGATATAAAACCTCCATTCTGATTGGAATGTTTTTTTATCTTGAATCCAGCATTCAGTTTCATCTGAGATATTATTAGATTCAGAATCTATAAACTTAACATAGTCTTCATGATTTTTTATTATAGTTGGTAAAAATTTTTTATGTTCTACTGGTTTTATAAATATGGGCCATTTTTTAGCTGATAAAAATCGTGGTATTTGTTTTATTTTTTCTCGATAAATTGCTCTATCAAAATAATTATACTCCAAAATAGTGCCAGGTAAGTTATTGTATAGTTTAATTGGAGCTCTACTATTTGGTAAAATATTGTAATCAATCGGATGAGGTATTGGTATATCAATTAAGCTCATTATTTTTCTCGTAAAGTCAGCGCATCCATAGATCCCAACTATTTCTTCTGGATGGCTTTTAAATTCTTCCCAAGTTGTTAAGGCATTTATTCTTAATAATAGATCCTCTTTTTTTGAAATATTTTTTATGTCTTTCCAAGAAATTAATACTGGTTTTATGTCCAGCATTAAAAAACCGCAGTAAGCATGAAATCCATCTGTTTGTCTAGGTAGTTCATCGCTACCGTGTTTCTCTATTAAAGCTATTTGAGTATTCTTCAAAATATTCTCCTAATTCACTTTCAATTGTTGCTTCACAGTCACAGACTAACATCTTAGGTCCGGTTGTCCAAACTCCAGAAAAAATTTTAGCTGAACCAAATATTTTCGCTCTACCTTTAATTACGGCATCTACCAGTAACAATGCATCTCCTGATACCTCAGCTTCATCTTTTACTTTACAGTGCCTGTAAATTCGGGCTCTTTGATATACCATTGCATTGTCATATACCCAACAGGTATCTTCATGAGAAAGATTTCCCAGATGCTGAACATAACCTCCTTTGTCTCCTTTTTTAACTATGATATTTCCTTTTTTATCTTTTATATCAATTAAAGATTTAATTCTGTAAAGGGTTTCTCCTTGTTTTTGTATTGTTTTGTTATGCAATAATTTATATTTTTCCATTAATTATCCTTATTTAAAATAAATATTTTCTTTTGGAGTAATTTTCAATATTTTTTCTTTTACCTTTCTGACCGCACTCGGATGTGCAGTAATGGTTTTTTGTATAAATATGAGTTTTTTCAAATTCCTTGCCGCAAGTTGAGCAAACTACTTTTTTAGGTTGATTTCTTTTCCTCATTTTTCATTCCTTTGAAGATATTCATGGTTTGGATAGAATTTCTGGACATGTTTAGTAAAACCTTGATCCCAAGGCAAGATTACTCTAATGTTCTTATTATAGGTATATTTCTGACCGCAATTTCTACATTTTAATTGCACGAAATAATCTGAAAAGTATGCATTTAATTCTAATTGATGTAAATTATGGTTTTCAAATGGAAATTTTCTACCCCAAAAGCATTTAATATTTTTAAATATTTTTTTTATCACTTTCATTTTCTTTAAAGTATCCTCTGGTTTACGTATTATTATTTTCAAATTCTTTATCCCATAG